CTTAGCGGCAGCGCAACATCCGTTGCGAAGTGGGGCGCATTGGAAGCTGTCGACGCAATAAATGCCATGCTCCAAAAAACTTAGTACTAGTTCTTGAAAAACAGCGAGCGTTGGAATAGAGTTCCATCTGAAAGGAAGGTGTCCATATATGGACGAATCGAAAGCACCGCTTCTTTACACCAGTTGGGCCTCTTTTGAAGTAACCGAGTTCACATATTCCCAGGCAAACGACATGGCCAAATGCGGGATGTATTCCAAGCTCTCTCGCATTGAAGGTTGGACCGACATCCACGAGCGCGCGACCATGCAGTTTGGCAACTGCATTGAGGCTGGCGTCCGCAACTACTACATGAATGGCATCGATCCGATCCAATCGTTCGCGGACGAATGGGCGCGCCGCAAGAAGTGGAACCTCGAGTACAACAAGAAGTCCGGAGATTGGTCCGAGATGGACGGCCTCGGCCGGAACTTGATGACTCAATTGCTCGCCAGCGACGGAAAGATCACCGGGGACGACATGCAGGAGCATTCTCTTCAGGGCTTCACGTTCAATGAGAAGCTGACGAAGCCTGATTGGTACAAGGGAACGCCGCTTGTGTACATCGCGGACGCGTACAAGCCGGGCGAGATCGTTATTGATATCAAATGTTTAGGCGCGAAACTTTCCGACGAAGATAAATTTAAGGGTTTCGTTGCCCTCGACCCACAACTTCGTACTGGTGCGCTAGTGAGCGGGGCTCGCCGGGTAGGATTCATGAATTTCATCCGCACAAAAACGAATCCACGGATTCAATGGAAAGAGGTAGCGGTCACCGAAGACTTGATCGTCGACATCGATCTTTGGTTAAAAGATCAATACGACAAATTGATGGGAAGAAAATTCCACCGCAACGCTGGGATTCGCTTTCCTTCTTCTCAGTGCACTTTTTGTTCCATGCTGCCGATCTGCACGAACAACGAGACGCTGGCAAAAGAAACGTTGCGCAGAAAAGAGGCGCGTGACACGGAAACTGAATTTTTGAGTCTTGATGATGATTGATTTTGTGGTGAGTCATGCCAAGGCTGGGCCTGGTGGGTTCAGGTAAGGCGAGATTTGGCGAGCAGCGGTCAGGTAAGTTATGGCGTGGTAAGGTCAAAAATCTAAAGGAGAATAAATGGCAACAGCACCAGTAACAGAAATAAACAACGTTTCAAATGATGCGGAGTTTACGATCGACATGAGCGTGCCGTACACGGCGTTCATAAAGGTCAAGGGAGTTTCTCCGTTTATTTTCCATAGGTGGTCCGTTGAAGATGTTGCGGCAAAGGGAGCGGCAGCGAAGGGCTCGAAGGCCAAGAAGGAAGACAATCTCGAGTCGTACGTGTATCGCGATGCAAAAGGGATCCTTTCAATTCCGGGGGAATATTTCCGCATGTCGATTATTCATGCGGCACGGTACAAACAAGATCCTCGGTCGCCGCGAAAAAGTGCGATGGATCTTTTCAAGGCCGGCATTGCTGTTCTCGAAGAATACTGTCCGCTTGGTTTTAAGGAATGGGATTACGTTGATCGGCGTCGTGTGGTGGTACAAAGGAATGGGATCACGCGCGCTCGGCCAACGATGCGAGAGGGATGGGAGTGCAAGGTTCAACTTGAGGTTTTAACGCCGGAATATATTAGTCAAGCGCTTTTGAACGAAACCGTCGCGATGGCTGGCCGACTGATCGGCGTTGGAGATTTCCGTCCGAGTTTTGGAAGGTTTCAGGTTGTCGATTTCAAGACAACTAGATAAGTTTTCTGGCGGGGCGTGGTAGGTCGTTGTGGGGCACGGTGTGTTGAGGTTAGCTTTGGCATGGTGCGGTTCGGTGAGGCCCGGTTAGGCCCGGTGTGGTTCTTTTGGGACTGGTCGAGTGAGCTTTGGAATGGTGAGTCCGGGCAAGGTACGGCATGGTCCGTTCGGGCGGGGCGTGCTTAGGAGCGGTATGGCGAGGTTAAATAAACGCAGAAAAGAGGGGAAAGATACGGCCGACGAATTCGCAAGTTTGGACGAAGATTAGCCGATGAGCGCCCTCGGAGCCGCTGCGGTCGTGCTGTTCGTGCTGGCGGTTGGCGGAGCGATTTACGCGATTGGACGGAGGGGCCGATGACACTGACCGACACCCTAATCGGCGCGCTTGCTGCAACTATATTTGTAGCTTATTTCGTGGCGACGGGGGCTGTTCTGGAAAGATGGATAGAAGGCGCGTGGCCACATGGAACTGGCAATCATAACTATCTGAATACATCTGGAGCGTCGCTAGCACTCCACGTGTGTTTTGTGGCCTTTGTGATGGTGATCAATCTACTGGGACACTTCCTATACGAATTACTCCGGAGGGGCCGATGAGCCGGAAGCCGAAGTTTCGTCGAGGGCAAGTCGTTGCGACGAAAGATAGCTTGGAGTTTTTTGAGCTCGCGTCATGGTGGTATGGCCACGACGGTGAAATCCGCTGGGATATTACGCAGGACAGTGGAATCCATATCAAGGAAAGCGCGCTGCGCCCGCTGACGCGCCGCGAGAAGGGAGAAACCTAGCCGATGACGCTGGAGCAGACCATTCAGGCAACGCTGGCCGCACACTATCGCGTGATGAACGTGGTCGGAGACTTTTCTTCGTACCGCTGTGCGTGCGGCGCGGAGCCGTGGCTCAACTCGCATCTCGCCTCAGAACTCTCGAAGGCGGTCGAGGGGCAGCGGGAGTACACGCAGGATGACATGGACGAGGGGCGCACCGAGGCTCACGCAGCCGGATATAAATTAGCGGAGTCTACGCGGTGCGAGCGCGAAGCGGCAGCCGTTGCCTCACTGATTGTGGCGCTGCGGCGAATTCAGGACATGATACCTAACACGAAGATGACTGACGACGTTCATGCGGTGATTCGGCTTGCGCTAGCTGCGGAGTCCGAGCGGCTGCGGGGCGAGGCGAAATGAGCGAGACTAAGTCGCGTAATGTTTTGACCAAACGGCAGCGCGAGATTCTGACGATCATGCGCGACAAAGACGAGGAGTTAATCTATGAGCACGGTCGCGGTTTCATTGGATGGTCATCCGTTGCCCCTCGAACTGTTTTTGCGCTGCTACGGATGTGTGCGATTCATTCCGATTCAATGGACGACGTGTATTACCGTATCACGGGTACCGGCGTGAAGTTGCTGAACAACGACACGTCCGATCTGAAGCTGCTGGCCGAAGAGACATTGAAAGCGGTGCAGCCATGACCGAGCCAACACACGCAGAATTAGTCGCTGCTCTGCGTTGGGCGTTGCGTGAAGGGCAAAAAGGATTCCACACCGTATCGCAAGGCGACGCGATTTGGTATCACTGCCGGTTCTGTCATGCTGTCGCTCGCGACCCGAAGAAACTGAACCATGAAGATAGTTGCGAATACTATCACGTAAAAAGGATGGCGGTATGACCGAGCCAACTGTGACGCAGCGCGAGCTGAAGCCGTGTCCATTTTGTGGGGGCGAAGCCTACAAGACCGAGAGTGTTAACGGCGATAACATGGTCTACGTAGGCTGTGGGCCGTGTGGCATTCACTTCAAGGCCCAGAAGGACTGCACAAATGGCAAGCTAACGCGTGACGTGATTGCCGCGTGGAATCGGAGAAACTCGTGACCGAATACGAAGACGCTATCAGGCTGGCGAATCACATCCTTGATAGACCAAGCGGTGACCCAGATGACGATTTGGCGGTTTTGTCGCGACAATTTCTACGCGCATTGGAGCGTGTCGAGCGTATCCGTGCCGAGGCCGAGGCAGCGATCCTGTTGGCGGCGGCTGACCGATGTGAAGCTTGGGCTATCAAGAATTACATGGATGATTTTGGTAGTTTCGTAGCGCGCAATGTGGCCGTCAACCTACGCGATGAAATCAAGGCCCTGCAATCCCCCGACGCCGCTGCCGCACTCACGCGACGGGACGCGGAGACACGGCTGGACGAAGGGCTAACTTGGTTCGAGCACGTTATCAGCTATCTGAAGCCAGCGGCGAACTCTTGGGACGACTGCGACCACACAACGTGGGCCAAGAACCGCATGGATACACTCACCCGCCAACTGGAGGCGCTCGATGCAAAGAATGTGTGAGAAGTGCCGGGTCGATTACGATGACGCCGACTGTTCGACGATCTGTCCTCACAGTCAGATTATGTCGGATGAAAACTTGAAGCAGAAGAAGGCCGCGATCGAGCTATTTGGCCACGACGTGTGCTTTGCGCACGAGCCGAATGGCAAGCGGTATCACATCCAGGCAATGGGCTGGAACGGGATGCTCACGCTTGTTGGGATGTCCGGGGAATTCGCTCCGCATCTGTTTGTTAAAGCAAAATGACGGCCGAAGAAATCACGTTTGTTTGGGTAATTGGAATAACTTGTGGTTTCGTCGGCCTTATAATTGGCGGCGTGATCGGCTACCACATAAAGAAGTGGGGATGAAGATGAAGAACAGCGAACGATTACTGCGGTACGTGAACAAACGTCCAGATATGGACGTTTTGCCGCCGCGGCCTGGCGACAAGGTGGACGTCGTAGAGTTCTACGTGCGTCAGCTAAAGCTGCACAAGCCATTGGACATTCCGGATCTTGTGTTGTCGAGGATGATATTGCATTCTTCGGGGTTGTGGGTATCCGAACGCAAGTCACTTGAGCTTACCGATCTTGCCCAGTTTCCAGTACCGCAGATGCCACAATCCGGTTTTTTGTTTAGTATTGGTTCGGCCACTCCGTCTATGGTGTGGACGGGTGTTGACGAAGCAGAAAAGAATCCCATCCCTCCGGACTCTGCGTCATTTGAAATGAATCTGACCGAGGCGCTGGTTGGATGGCGAGTTTGGCATGTCGGTCGCGATGGATTTTTGCGATCGATTTATGCGCACAACGGTAAATTTAAGGCGAAATGGATGCCCGACGTACCGATGGAGTCAGCGTGCAAACACAACCATGAAGTCCCTGCCGAGTTCTGTCAGTGTGGCGTGTACGCCAGCGATTCTCGAGAGGAGGCCGAAGATCGGATAGTGGATCATGGGATTATTTTAATCGTTGGCGAGGTCTACGGTTGGGGTCGTTACGTCCGCGGCGACAGTGGATGGCGTGCGCAGTACGCGTATCCGAAAGCGTTTCACGTTGGTCGCGAAAGTTTTTCACCAGATGTCTTTGATAATTTGCGGCAATACCATGTCCCCGTTTACGTTGATCAGCCCACGTTGTTTTATAACCCGGAGGATGACGGATATGAAAATCGGCAAGAAGACACGTACGGGAATAGCGGAACCGATCCGGAGCCCGATGCCGGTGAAAGCGCCGGCGAAGACGCCTGAAAAGGTTCCGACCGAGGCCGTGAAAGTCTTGAAGATAGTTTGAAAAGGAGACGGTGATGAAAGTAGCGCTTGTTATTGTCGTGGCGGTTATATTTCTTTACGGAATCGGTTTCTTGATGACCGGAGGAGATCTGGTCATTTACCGATTCTGGGCGCCTAAACAGGAGAACGCGAAGCGCGTAGTGTTCGAGAACACGCAGAGCTACGTGCAGGGTAAACAAGAATACCTCTCACGTCTTTGCCAACAGTATAGGGACACCGCTTCAGCCGACCAGAAGGCTTCTCTGCGGACGATGATCTTGGATGAAGCTTCAACCGTAGACAACTCGAAATTATCTGGCAGCGTGCCGGCGTGCATTAACGCATTGGGTGGTGGTCAATGAAGTTAGGGATGATTGCGCTGCTTTTTGCGATGTGGTTGGGACAGCAAGGAAGCAGTTGCGACGATGCAACCCCGCCTTCAGATAAAGCGCAAAGGGATCAGCAAGAGCAATTGAGCAACGAAAGTAACCGGCAGGTGGGAATGCCGGGGATCACCAACTTCACCGAGAAGAAAATTGTTCGCAAGCTTTACGAATTGCGGGACCAGAACATCGCTACGCACACTTATGTCATGGATCTGAATGGCAGATTATTTCATGTCTGCGAATCGATCGGGTATGGGCTGCCTTATGGTGTGCAGTTTTCAAACCCGGATAAAGTAATCCAGAGTTACAGTTCGTCCTTTGGCGCTATCCCGCAGTCGGAGCCCAACGGTTTGTTCATGCCGCCGACCGCTGAAGGTACCTGGGTAATTTGTGCGAGTCACGAAAAGGCCGGCGACATAGCTCCGGTTTATGTTGAGCCGCGAGTTATTGTCAGTCCGTTTAAGTTGAAAGCAGTAGGTGAGTGGCAGGAACAATGATTGGGAAGTCTTGACTTTGAGAAGGCGCTCGCTGTAGTCTGTCGGTGTTTGCGGACGTTCTTTCCGGGGGGCGGTGGCCACATCCATCGCCCTTCAATCCTCATGTGGGAGGATGCGGTGAATCAATTTACAACTAAGGTTTTACTTTGGTACAGCATGATGTACGGGTGTTTCAAGACACTACCGAATAAGGAAAAGAAAGCTCTCGAAAGATGGGAAACCTTCAACGGTTGTACATCTGATTGGCCCGGCTGGGAGAAATACATTGGTAAGCGGCCGGCGCCGCCTCCTTGCGTAAAAATAAAAACAGCGTTCGTTTCATCGCACCTGAAGCTTTTAATTTTCAAACGCGACGGCTATAAGTGCGTGTGGTGTTCCTCGGCAGTTGATCTGGTACCCGATCATATCGTTCCGAGCTCCCGTGGCGGCCCAACCACGATCGACAACCTTCGGACTCTTTGCGCAAAATGCAACAATTCCAAAGGCAGAAGGCTCGATAGTGAGATGAAAAAAGGGGGCGCGCGTGAGCTCGAAGGACGTTAAAAAGAACCTTTTGCCGTGGCTAGATCGCCCTGTTTCCTTCCATCGAATCCTCGCTAAAGCGTGCGGCGACGTCGCATCTGGACTCTTTCTCTCGCAGTGTATTTACTGGCAGTACGTGGTGCTCCCGGCGATGCCGGACGAGAAGAAAAACAAGCACCAACTCGAAGGCTGGTTCTATAAGACCCGCGAGGAATGGCGTGAGGAGACGTGTCTTAGCCGTCGAGAGCAGGAGGGCGCCCGCAAGAATCTGAGAAGCTTGGGGTTCTTGGAAGAAATGCTCGCCGACGTCCCTGCTAAACTCTATTTTCGGGTTAATCTTGAGGCTCTAAACATAGCTTTTGATCCCACCAACTTGCAGGGCGGAAACGTACCAACAAGGGAGCTCGATACGGACCAGCAAGAAGGTACTGAACGTACCAGCAAGGAGGCTCAAAACGAGCCACCATTTAGTTCTTCAGAGAGTACCTCAGAGAGTGCGCCAGAGATTTCTCGCAGCGCCCCCCGAAGAAATAGAAACTCACCCCCCCAAGGGGGTAAGTTTCTTACACCTTCTCAAGAAACCAGCAGCGAGGAAGACCTCAACAGCTTAGACGAGCCCCAGGCGGCGCCGGCGAACCCGGAGGAGTACGAGGGGGTGGACTTGCGGTTCTCGCAGGACATCGTGGCCTGGATGCGGGACGCGGCCGGGGTGTGCGGGAAGCACTGGAAGCACGGAGGGAAGCGCGGCAATAAGGGGCCGCATAAGGCCATGGAGTCGCCGATCAGGGAGAAAGAGCGGTTTGTGGGGCGGCGCAACTTTCGGTCGTGGTGGGTGGATTTCTTGCGGTCGCCGCAAAGCGATGAGCCGATGTACCCGTACGGGGCATTCTTGGAGGGGCCGTACCAGGTTCGATTGAACCAGTTGCCGCCAGATCCAGCAGATGCACCGCCTGAAATTCCGGGAGCGAATGATCCGTTCGTGTGAAAGGGGAAAAATGACTGAAGGATTAAAGCTCTTCAATGCAATTGCGGCAAAAGATGCAGCGTACCAAGAACGCGATCGTCTTGTTGCTGCACTTTCAAAAATCTTTCCAGCTTTTCTTGAGCGTCATTCGGAAGAAGATAAAACATGGGACGACGATTGGCGTTGGATCGTGTTTATTCTACTTCCGAGTGGGCAGGTAAGTTGGCATATCCATGATTCGGAATTAGGTATGTTTGATCATGTTCCACGTTTGGTTGGCCATAAATGGGATGGCCACACAACGCCAGAGAAGTATGAGCGTCTTGCAAAACTTCCTTGTGATCTTATTGAAGTTTGGAAAGAAATTAAGCGCAAAGCGCGAGAGCAGGTACTTGATATCGTCAACGATGAATTGGGCGATTGGGGCGGTCCAGAACGGCAGGTGATGTCTAACCGAGCCAAAGAAATTTTCAGGCGTACCGTCGAGCTCAACGCAGAATGAGATCGGATTCCGAACTCAACGAGATTCGCAATCGCGTCTCGATCGTGGACGTCATTTCTCACTACACGCGCGTGGTGAAAGAGGGCGCCGGGTTCAAGGCCGTGTGTATCTTCCACGCGGACAAGAATCCGTCGATGAGTATCGATCCGGAGAAGCGAGTTTTTCACTGTTTCGGTTGTTCTGCGGCCGGTAATGTATTTCAGTTCGTTGAGAGAGCAGAGAAAATATCTTTTGAGGAAGCGGTAAAGAAGCTTGAAGGCGATCGTCCATATCTGGACGAATCAAAAAAAGTTAGTTCCACGTTTCAGCGATTCTCAAACGCCGTGGAGTGGCCGATCGACAAGTGGATGCCGTGCCACAAAGCGGCGATGGAAAGTCAGGAGCTCGCCAAGGAATTCGCGGCGCGCGGGATTAAGTTCGAAACCATCTATCGTCATCACATCGGATTCATTCCTACCGGAGAGAAGTTGGTTTCCCAGAACGATGAAAGATTGGCATCGTTTCGCAAGAAGCCGTGGATTGGCTTCGCCTACGTGTACGGCCAAACCGTGCGGATGATCAAGTGGCGCCCGTTCTTTTCTGTCGGCAAGGAATTCATGCGCATCAAGGGCATGGCCGAAGTTCTTTACGTGGACAATCCGGAGCCCGATTCTTTGGAAGAAATTTTACTCGTTGAAGGAGAGATGGATGCCTTGACTTTATGGCAGTGTGGATACCGTGCGGCGTCGCTACCTTCGGGCTCGCAATCGAAGATCACTGGCGAGATGTCGGATTACCTCGGTGGCTTCCGGAATATTTATCTTTGCGTGGACAACGACGACGCTGGAAAGCTTTGCCTTCGCCGGCTGTTGAAGATTCTCCCCGCGGATAAAACGCGGATAGTTACCGTGCCGGCCGAGCATAAAGATGTGAATGGGATGTTTGTGAAGGGCTGCGGGGCCGACGATGGCGCGTTTCGTTTGGTGATGGACAAGCTTTTGAGCGAGGCTGAAAAGCCTTCGTCAGTAGCGTTCGAGTCGTTGGACAAAGCGTTTGAGGCGTACATCCGGTTTCTGGGAGATGAAGGAAACAAAGAGAAGTTTTTCGAGTTGCCGTGGCGCGCGGCGGACAACATGGTTGTGTTCGCGCCAGGTCAGACGGCCACGCTCGCGAGCACTCGGAGTAAGCAGGGCAAAACTTCGTTTATGATCCAAACGGCTATGCACAACGCGCTCTATCGCGCGCGGCGCATCGGCTACTACACCGCCGAAATGGATCTGGTCAAAGAAATGATTCCTATGATCACCGCGCAAATCATGCGGCAGGATCGCAACCACCTGGAAGTGGACGACGTGGAGCAGGCACGCAATCGTTGCGTGGGCGCCGAGTTTTACTTTGGTTACGATCCTGCGGCGCAGACCTGGGAAGACGTTGCGGCGCTGATTGACATGGCTGTTCGCCGGTTAGGTTTGGATGTGGTGATCATCGACCACTTGGACTACATCATTCGCGAGCCGGATTTTCGCAAAGAGATGTCGGCGAAAAGCATGGCCATGAAGTATTTCAGCGAGCAGTTGGCCAAGAAGTACGGGATCCTCGTGTGGATTTTGCGGCAATTCAACAAGCCGCATCAAACGAGCGGGAAAAAGCGAGATGAGCCTGGAGATATTTACAGCGTTCCCGGTTCGATTTCTGGAATTACGGACGTGCATCATGCGTTCATTCTTTGGCGCAAGATGGTTGCTTCGCTCGAGGAGAGCGGTTCCGGGGACGCGTACGAGAACGAATCGAAGCTGATTTTGGGGCTTACGCGCGCGAAAGGCACGGGCGGCCGTGTATGTAATTTGCAGTTTAATGGGAAATTTGCCAGATTCGATCGGCCGAACAGTAGTGACGAAAAAGGCCCCGATGGAAAAGTCGTAGAGATGCCAGCGCCGCAAACTAATCTACCTTATCGGGATGCCCCGGATTAGTCGGATGGCGAGCAAGCGGCGGATTCGCCGAAGGCAGTGCGACGGAAAGATCAGGCACTTGACGATGACGGCGGCGTGCGCCGCGGCCAAGAGTTTGCGGAATCGTGGCCACGGATTGGTGACGGCGTACGGATGCCGGTGGTGCCACGGATTTCATGTTGGTCATAGAAAGGGGATCAGTTTATGAGTTCTCGAAAGAAGAAATTCAACGTGGGTGGCCGGGAGATTATGGGGCAGGAAATAGCTTTCGAGGGCGAACGGGAGTCGTGGAGCACTTACACTCTCGATGATGGGACCACACTGCGATTGAAATGCGTTGTGTCAACCATTGTTCGGCTGGATGAATATTTGCCGAATGGCGATCCCGCGTATTGGGTTATGGCCACAAACGTAGTGGCAACGGATGTACCGGAGCAGTTGAGAAAAGACACCGCTGCTCCAAATTAGAAAGGGGGTGAACACACAATGACACTGAGAAAAAGTCTGAGCCTAAGCAGGCTTCTGGAGATTGCGACGAGCGCACTGGTTTGTGCGTCACGACGAGCAGCATCACGTTTGATCAGCACGCCCCATTTCTGGTACCTGAGCATTACGAGTGTGCTGGCAAGTATGCTCTTGTTACTCAGCATACCGACGATGGCGAGCAGTGGTCTTGCATTCCAATCCCAGAGCCTCCAGCTAAAAGCTCAGACTGAGCCGCGAACTGAGAGCCGGGTAGGTTCTGCGGCAAAAGTAACCGGCACACTCCTTGACACGCTCGCTGTTTTGATGTAGGTTTCCACACGCCCAGAAAGGAAATCCAATGGCTCTTCGGCCTCCAGCTTTTCAGATCGACCCAAGCGACATCCTTGCGGTAGACATCCTCAGAACTTACAAACAGCGGTACAACGGGTTTCTCCAAATGCGTTGGGCGAGATGTATTTCTCCGGAAGAGAAAAAGAAAGTGTCCGACACCATGATTCACCGCATCGAGGAAATCGAGGCGATGATTGTGGCGTATGAGAAATTCCAAAAAGAAAATGAAGGGACTGTTGGATGGCGGGACAGTTAGTTCGCTCGAACAGGGAGGCCGAGGAAACGCGCCAGGAGTTGCAGCAAGACCTGAAGCGTATGTCGGAGCTTCGGACCGAAGCCGACAAACTCATGCCGCGGGTAGGCTTCAACGTCGTGAAGATTCGCGACGAGAAGTGGTGGCGGTTGTGGACGTCGAAGAAAAGCAAGCATGCCTTCGAGAGTTTTGGCCAGTGGATTGAGGAAGAGGCGGAGCCGTTCGGCCTCGGGGCGCGCTCGAAAGTTTACGAACTGATCTCGATCGCTGAAAACCTGCGGGAAATTCCCAAGTCAAAAGTCATGGAGTTCGGCCATTCCAAATGCGTGCAGCTTGCGCGCGTGGCGCGCCACAAGCCGAAGCAGCTTGGAAAAGTCATTGGATTCCTCGAGAAGAATCCGGAGATGCCGGTCCGGGAAGTGATGGATGCGGTCGCAAACGTTTTGGCCGGCCAGCACCTTGAGAACCGCGTGTATCGCCAGATGAATTTCGCTTTGAACGCGGAGGATTACAAAGCAATCTCACAGGCGATTAAGGTCAAGCAGATCATGGATCCACTGCCCGATCCGGATTCTTTCGCGGCGCCGGGGATCCACTTGGCGAACATGATTCGGGATTTCATGTCTGGGGCGGAGCAGATTTCGGTGCTTAAGCAGCTTGATAAGTACGGGAAGAAAAAGCCCGGATTTGTTTTGGAAGCATAAAAAAGGAGGAACTATGTTTTTCGGCAGGAAAATAGCAGAAGTAACAGAGGTGGTCAAATCGGGTTTTCCCCGACCGCCAGCCAACGTGGATGTTCGAACTTCAAAGCCGCCTGTCGAAATTCCCGTATATGGGGATCAGGCAGCGGGGCTCACTCAGTTCGGAACCACTTGGCTTTGTTTGGATGACATTCAGGTTGTGGAATTTGGTCCCCCAGATGGTTGTGGGGCGGAGATTCAGTTTCGCGGGACTTCAGGCGAGAACGAGTGGCACATGCCTGTTGCGGATGGGCTTGCTTTGCGGGCTTATCTCGAAGGGATGAATCAAGCCAAAGAGGCTGTTGACAAGGGGTGAGCGATCGTCGGGACGAACAAGATAGGCGTAAGCGTAGGGCCGAGCTTAAAGCCAACGGCCAGCCTTACCTAACCGACGAAGATGTGCGGGGAATTGTCACCGCAGGTAATGCACTCGCCGAAGCGTTGGACGACATTTTGTATCAAGAGGGCGCCAGTGGTTCTCTGAAAATGGAATGCGAGGCAGCGTTGACCACATGGAAGACCGCCTTAAGCGCGTTGTCCTAGACCAAAAAGAATATCGGGAGTTGTGGAAAAAGTACTTCGATTCGTTTTGGAGGCATGATGGAAGATCACGTAGTGGTGGACGTCGAGATTCAAAAGACGATTGAAGAAACACCCGGTGGGTGGGATGCGACCGATAAACTCGGCGTGGCTTGTGCTGTGGTGTACGAGTATATTGGCCAGCGATTTCGTATTTATGGTCCGGATGACGTGAAAGCTTTGAAAGAGCGTCTTATGCGTGCCGATAGGATCAGTGGTTACAACATCTACCGCTTCGATTTTCCGGTAATTTTTGGGCTTTCTGGTCGTGGTCGAGTGTTGGAACTTCAGTCTAAGACAAATGATTTATTGATGCGAATTTGGCGTGCTCTTGGTTTGAATGATGACGCCGTGGATTTTACTGACCTTCACAAAGGCTGGAGTCTTGATGTTGTCACGAAGGGCACGCTTGGAATTGGGAAGATTGGTTTTGGTGGCGATGCCCCGAAGTGGTTTCAGGCTGGTCAATGGGGGCGTGTGGTGAATTACTGCGCCGATGATGTGGCGTTGGAGCGTGACTTGACGGATTTTGTGGATCGTTACGGTTTTGTGGTGAACGGAAAGACTAACCAAGTTTTGCGATTAAAAGATTGAACGACGATCTCAAGCGCGTTGTTCTGACTGGTCCGGAATACCGCGAATTGTGGTGGAAGAAGTATTTTGAGCAGGAAGGGAAATGCGCGGATTGCGGGAAGTCTGGAGGGCTGCAATTACACCACATTCACGGCCGTGGGCTTGCTGGAGGCTTCAGAAGAGATACGGAGTTGGAGACAGTGCTTTTATGCCGTTCTTGCCACTCAAAGGAAGATCAATCCAGACCGTCTAAATATGCCGAAGAGTAAAAAAGACGAAAAGAACGCTCGGATTGATTCCGCGCTCGCCACGATTACCAAGAAGTTCGGTGCCGGTACGGCCGTCCAGCTTGGGAAGCAGCCGCCAATGGAGCCGATCGACAGTTTTTCTACTGGTTCGATTCTTGGCGATCACATGATTGGATGTGGGGGCATTCCGCGAGGACGTATCACTGAAGTAAATGGCCCAGATGGTGGGGGCAAGACCACGAGCGCTTTGCAGGTCGTTGCCAATGCGCAAGCACAGGGGGAAAACGCAGCGTACATCGACGGCGAGCAGGCTTTCGATCCCATCTACGCGGCTAAATTGGGAGTTAACGTTCCGGCGCTCTATCTCTCGCAACCAGAGTACGGCGAGAAAGCGATTGAGATTATTTTGACGCTTCTCGAAACGAAAGCGTTTGGAATCGTCGTTATGGACTCGGTGCCATCATTGATTCCCAAGGTTGTGCTCGAGAGCGACGTCGGCGATATGGGTTTTGCTTTGATTGCTCGCCTGTTGTCTGTTGAGCTTCCGAGGCAGCTTCCGATTTTGCGGAAGACAAACACGGCCATGATTTACATCAATCAGGTGCGCGATCGGATGAATGCGTATCCCGGTCAATCCACAACGCAAACTCCTGGCGGTCGTGCTTTTAAGCATTCCGCTTCGCTTCGCCTCGAGATTCGCCGGAAAGCTTCTCTGAAAGACGGCGATCGCGTGATTGGAGCTCGAACCGTCGTCAAGATGATCAAAAACAAAGTTGGCGGGGCGCCGTACACCACATTTGAGTACGACATGATTTACGGGTACGGGATCTCGCGCGAGGCGGAAGTAATCGAGCTTGGCGTGAAGTGTGGCGTTCTCGAGAAAGAAGGCTCGGTTATTATTTACAAGAATCAGCGTTTAGGGAACGGCCGCGAGGCCGCGCGCCGCTTCCTGGTGGATACTCCGGAGGTGATGGTCGAACTTTTGCCGCTGGTAAAAGAGGCTGTGAAGCACGACAAGGATTTGCAATTACCCTCGAGTCCGGCCGATGCAGAGTAAGACTTGCGCGGATTGCGGCTGTCACTTGCTGACGATGAAGGATGGAAAGAGCGAGTGCTCGGCGTGCGGATCGACGCGGCGGCGGTATTCAAAGCATCCGTTTGCGGTAGAGCAAAAGTGCCATTTTTGCAGGAAGGTCCCCACGGGGAAACTCTGCGCGATGCCAGTAAAGTGAGGTCGTGATGGAATGTCAACACGATTGGAAGGAAGAGTATTACGGCTTCCGTTGCACAAAATGCGACCAATTTCATCCGTATGGTTTGGAACCATGGGCTTACTTCGACGAGTCGGAAGAAGAATTTCAAATGCGGGACGATGATGTGTAAATGAGCTACCACGAGCCCGGAAAATACGTAGTGAAGTGGGACAAAACTTTTGCTTTTTACTACGCGCGGTATCGCGTTTTGAGTTTGGCTGGTTTGGACAAAGATACGATTGCATCCTACAAGTCGTTACCGGAAGCTTTTGCCGATATCGCCCGTGTGATTGAAAACAATAAGCGTGTTGAGCGTCAGCGTGGAGGTTTGTAATGCACCAAATGACTGATGGTCGAACGTGCAGATGGCCCGAGGGTCATAGGGGTTGTTGTACTCTTTTTAAGCCTACTGTTTACGACGAAATTCGCCAGGAGCGGAAGGCGCAGGACAAGAAGTGGGGCGGCGCTGCGCACGATGATGTGCATACGCAGTTTGATTGGTGTGAATTCATCCGACACCATACAAGCAGGGCCGTGGGTGGCCGTAAAAAGGACGATTACCGGAAGCAAATGATTCGAGTTGCAGCGCTCGCGGTTGCCGCCGTTCAATCGTTCGATCGAATCCACGGCAAAACGAAAGGATAAATTTTATGGATCTAAATGGTTACGCCAAGCAAGTTCACGTTGCTAACGAAAAGTGGTGGAAGGATGTGCGGACGGGCGAGCCGGTCGATCGCAATTTCGGAGAATTGATTGCCTTGTGTCATTCGGAGTTGTCGGAAGCGTTGGAAGGTCACCGCAAGGATTTGCAGGACGACAAACTACCAAACCGCAAAATGGTTGAGGTCGAGTTAGTGGACTGTATGATCAGGATTTTCGACATGGGCGCTGGGCTTGGAATGGATCTCGAAGGCGCCTATCAAGAGAAAATGGCTTTCAACGCTGCCCGCGCGGACCACAAGCCAGAGAATCGCGTTCTACCTGGTGGGAAAAAGTATTAGAGATGCTTGACCTTGCCCCATATCGAATCGCCGATGCGCAGGAGTCGGCAGACCTTCATCGACGTGCGCTCGGCGATTCGATCATCTACGACGGATCCTTCAAGCCTGTAACGCTCTCGCACAAGTTTGAGTTTGACTGCAAGCGTACCGGGAAGTGCTGCCGGCGCCGCGGGCCGGCGCAGAACTTCATTGGCATTACGTCCGACGTGCGGAGGATTAAGAACTATTGTGACGAGCACGGAATGGTGGTGGCCGGTTTGGTTCACGGGCGCGTGTTGAATCTTGACGGTTACTCGGAGAAGCGACGGCCGGTGGCGTACCTCGGCGGAGCGATTCTTGATTGCCAATTCTTGCGGGAGAATGACTGCTCGATTCATCCGGCGCGGCCGACGCTGTGCGCAACGATGCCGATTGGGTTCATTGTCGACCATCCCGCAAAACTGGTGGCGCTGGGATTTCAGACCAAGATGTTCGATATCTGCCCGGAGTGTATGCAGGGGCCGTTGGTTTCGGTTGAGGATCACATTCGCGGCGTGATAACGCTGGAGTTGATTAAGGGGATGGAGGGTTGATTGACGATATACGGAATTTCTCTGCGGCCGAGAGATGGATGGGGGTTCTGTTGACGTTCGCCGTTCTGGTTTTGTTCTGGATCTTTCTCGCTGTTCTTTGCGTCGTGTTTATCCCGCTTACGATATTGGGGCCGGCAGTGGGATCGGACTTTTACCACGAAAAGAGAATTCGATGAACACTGCGGCTAAAGGTCGGCGCCTTTTGAACAAAACTGTGGCGAAGCTCAAGGAAATGGGCGCGCTTGCGGTTTTCCCGGCTAAAGGACTTCATCGCGGAGCTACGCATGGTGAGGGAATTCACCAAGTGGATTTAATCGCCTTCTTTGAAGATCATGTGGCGTGGGTGGAGTCGACCGACAAAAACCACCGTTCTCGAGCGCGAAAATACTTGCAAGCGTTGCCGGTATTTCCCGTGATATACGTTTTGAGATTTATGGTTTTTGCTTGGGAAGAGAAGAATCCACACCCACTCATAGAAATTGTTCATGTTAAGCTACCGTCCATATCTGGACGCGACTGGAGTAACGCCAATGCCGATGGTTCCAACGATGCTCGATTGCCCGACGTGCCTGAAGGAAGGGAAGCACAACCGTCTGAGCCGCGACGTACTGACGGATGAGCATTACTGTTTGGCCGATCACAAGTTTGCCGGCGAGCCGGCTGAGGCGGTAGCGGTCGCTCCGGATCCAGAGCCCGCGCGCGTGAACGCGCCACCACCGGCGCCGCCAGTAAAGCCAGCGTCGGATGATCCTCCGCAGCCGCCAAGCGTGTTGACGCAGCAGGGTTTCGAGGTTCTTCGCGAGGCTGCCGCGAAAGAACTGGAAGATACATTTGGAAAGGCAATGAAACCAGAGGTCGAAGTAACTGCCGGCAACGATCGCCGCGTGACCGTCACGATTCCGGAACGCGATTGGTCTGGGATCGTGGCATTAGCCGAGGAGAACAAAACATCGCCAGAACAGTACGTTCAAGATCGTATTGAGTATGGGTTGTCCAATGGCTGGTTCTTCTAAATGGCCGACGCCCGATTCAAGGCCGGGGATGTAACCGAGACGCTGATTCACGCCACTGAAAAAGCGTCGGAGATGGAAACCACGGATGTGTTGGTGCTTCTTTACAAGAGAGATCCCGATTCGGATAGTTTCCGTCTCAAGATCGTATGTTCGGATGATGTGACAATTGAGTGTGCGAACTGGTTGCTCGACAAAGCCAAAATGTTTTTGTTGAACGAATAAATCTGATTGGAGGAAAGAATGAGATTAGCATTGGCAAGTTTTTGGTTCGCTCTCACGATCACGATGATTGTTGTGCAGGATGTAAAGCCGCCCCAGGCGCCAGCGCCTCAAGCCGCGCCTGTACCGGTGCCGCCTGCAGCGCCGAAAGTTTATAAGCCCACCGAGGTTCAAGGGTTGAAGCTTCAGGTCGCCAAGGACCAAGTGGACATGGTGAAGATGCAGTATCAGAACGCCATGGGGCAGTTGAATTCAACCGTGGAGGCGGTCCGGAAGGAAGAGGGCTGGCCGGATACGGTGCTGTTCAACATGGACAGCATGACGTTCGTGGAAGGGCCGCCAAAGGCCGCCGCAGTGCCACCAACAACGCCGGCGCCAGCGAAGCCAGTGGAAGCTCCGAAGCCCGCTCCAAAGCCAAAGAGCTAAACGTGCCAGAGTAAAACCATGCGGAATCTTTACCAAAACTATCCGTGGTCGGCCGAGGTTCCTGAAGAGAACGCGGCGTTTGATCATATCCGTTTGACGGCGTTTCATCGGGACACGGAAGATAAGATCAACCCTGAAACCGGCGAGGTTTGGCCTGCTACGTTTGAGTATTACGGCCGGATCCTCGCTGTTCGCAAGCGAGACGGAACCTTTTTCTACGTGAATATGACCTTGGACAAAGACTTCGCTGAGTGGCCGGAAGAAAAGCAGCAATCTTATTTGGATTCCAAGGTGATCATTTCGATGATGTTTCTAAACACGTTTGCGGATTGCGCTTGCACCGCGCAGCAGCCTTGTCCGCGGCATTAGGTGGGAAGCGGAGGCGCTCGGGGGAGCGCCCCGCAGGGGTGTTCGGTTGTCCCGCGGTGAAGGGGACGGACTGAACGCTTCGAAAGATACCTTCAGTACTGGTACTGCGTCAAGCGGATTAGCCGAGAAAAACGTCCAAGAACTTCTGCCATGCGCTCTTTGGAAGAGCCACAACGACTACCGGCTCCTTTGTGAACACTCGAGCGGGGATGGCAGTGGGGGCGATCTCCGCGATTACGTGATGCTTCACCGGCTTCTTCGATTTTGGATGTTTCTTGTTGCGTTTGGGCATGACAGCCTCCTTTTTTAATTAAGAAACGAGATCGGGACCATCTTCAAGGGCACAACACGCTGTAGGAGCCACGCCAGCCGCCCAGATCCGGCAAAATAAGGGCCTGCCGTCGTTATCTGGATGTTTGGCCTTATCTGCGTACTCGCAGCGCTTACAACCGAAGCCAAGGGCCTTGGGGCGCTCCGCGTAGCCGGCCATTTCCTTCGAGTATTTCTTGGATGGAACGGTGTCCGTGCCACGTTCGGCTTCCTCGCGCTTCCAGAACATGCAGGAGCCGGCTTCCATGGAAATCTTGCCTTCTACCCAAGTACAGCCGCTCGAGCCCTTCTTACGAATGCACTCACCGCACAGGTAATCTCCGTGGTGATCGTAGAAAGGGCCAAATTCGTAGTAAAACGCGGCGGTCTCCGCCTCGTGGCGCCGGCGAGACTCCGCGCCATAGTCGCGGTTTTTGGGCTCAAGGTAGCCCGAGGCGTTCTTGGTTAGCTGGTCGATCGCGACGTCGAAATCACGCGGCATGGCCAGAAGGGTAGCAAAGTGCAGGGATGGCTCAAAGAAATTCGTAGGGGTGTGGTTCTGTACGGTAAACGGCTTGACGCGCTCGCTGTTTTGCCTTAGATTGCTTTGGGGACGTTTGGAAGGAACCGGGGAAGCTAATGAGCTCCCAAGCTTACCTTCCCCGGTTTATTTCTTTCTGAAATCACTCGCATTCGGACACGAAACGAAATGCGGCTCGCGCACGTCGCCGGTAGCGTGCTGAATCGTGGCCGTGCTCTTCACGCTCATCGGCATTTTCTTCCCACCGTTTGTAATCCACCACTCAATTGTCTCGCCGCAGCCGCGACAATTTGCGTCCCCGGTGTACTCGTAGCCAGCAGCTTTCAGTTCGTCGGATGTCGCTGGAAATTTCAAAGCCATTCGGTTCTCCTTTTTTTGCGTTTGTCCATATATGGACGATTCGTCAACCCGTGTAGCCTGGGGCGCCTGGAGTATTCCAGTTCACTTCGTCGCTTTTGATGTGGCGTTTCACGCGTTGCAGCGAGCCGAGATCGTCCGCGCGCACCAGGCGCCGACAGCACACCCACTTGATTTCCAGTTGGTTCATCAACAGTAATAGCATGTGGACGCCGCGCACGCGGTCCGCCTCGAGAACTTCCTTGACGTGGCCTTCGAAGCCGCGGCGGACCACGGCGCTGCCGGGGAGGATGTCGCAGTTGCAGACGATGGGCTCGAGTTTCATTTATCCTCGTAGCGGTGGTGGTGAGATTCTGTGAAAAACTAACGCCGCCGTTATAAAGATGGTCACGAAGATCAGGTTAATGGTGGCGAGTACCTTCATTGTTGGATGGTTACCTCGCCGACGAGACGAGCACGACCAAAGGCAGAACAGTTTTCGAGTCGGTGCGAAACCATGGCCGTCAATAGTTCGGGAAGCGCTAACACGGCCAACGCTTCAAGGTCGCAATCGTGTGCGATGGTTGGAGGGAAGGGAACGGCTGCATTCGCCGATTCTTCTTCCGGTTCTTCGTGGAATCGTGCTCCGCAGAGCTCGCAAGAGTAAATGCCGAACTTTTTCATCGTTTTCCTTTTGGCCAGAATTTACGGAATCCCCATAAAATAAACATGAACAGAAATGGGGTGAGTTTCAGCAAGCGTTCGTCGATTGGGATCAATAGATTCATGTTTTGCTTTCGAGTGTCATCGTGATTCGCGTTGGGAATGGGCGCGGCAGGTCTGCTTTCGGGATATAGATTTTGTATGCGCCACCGATGGAAGCGTCACCGTAAATCACGGTGTTGGGTGTCTCGCGGATTGGGCCTAGCTCAGTGATTATTTTCATGGTTGTGATGGGTCGAGGCTTTGGATGATCTCGTCGAGCTCCTGAAGCATGGTTGAATCCATATTCCACGAATAGCTTTCACGGAATGCGCGCAAGCGTTCGGCCGGCGTTTTGGTGCTTGGGATGAACCACGATTTAACTTTGCGAAGCAGCGTTTTGACTGTTTCGGGAACCAAAACCCATTTCATGCCGGCGCTGGTAGCGCGTTCGATTTCGTCTTGACTTGAAACTGGTACGGCTGCCGGGCCGTGCTTCGCAACGAAATACCGATATTGATGATTTACCAGCGGCTTTTCGGGACTGGCGTGTGCTTCAATGTAGCGAACATCCGGTGCCTGGGTGCGAAGAAGTTCAAGTGCGCGATTGCTTTTTCGGTCTACCCAGAGTCTCGAGGTTTCGTAGCTTAGATCGAAGCCGTTCACCATTCCGCGGTCGCGATCGAGCTTGATGATTCCTGGTGGGAATGAATAACCGCAATGAAAATCCTTTGCGGTCGATACATATAAACTTCCAACGTAAATGCGGCCTTTTTCTTGCGGTTCTTCAAGGATCCAAGAAAGTTTGCTGTCTTTGGAAGAAGCGTGGATGTTCTTTTGAATCATTTTCCAGTCTGACGGCAGAATGCCGCCAACAAGGAATTGAACGCCTTTGTGTTCCTCGTGCGGTTCCGTGTAGATGTTCAGTACCGTGGAGTTGAAGGTTTCATCGTGCTCGAGTCGTGCCGTCCATTTTTCGCTGCCGCTCAGAATCTCTACGCCGTGAGTTTTCAGACGGCACAAGACCAACAACGCCAGTTTGTAGCCTTCGCCAAACTTCCCGCGTTGATCCTGGTCGTCGCGCTTGGATGTTTTTCCCAGAACGAGAGTTTCCGGAGAGAGTTGTCCTTTCGAAGTGGTGATGCGCAGAATGCCTTGAGCAACGTCGTCCTCGTATTCAATCTTTGCGATGCACGTCGGATCGTGCGTTTGCTCGTCGAGCGCATTCTGGTAAATCTCGCGTATCGCCTCCCAAAGCCCCCAGTGCGCAACGTACTCCGGAGAAATTGGCAACGTGAATTTGTTCATTCGCTAACCTCGTTTTTCTCAAGTTCCCAGGCCTTTACGGTCGCGTAAGCGCTGGCAATCGCAGTACTTACCACGTCGGCGCTGACGATAACGACCAGGAAAACGAGATAGAGAATCCCTAAGATCGCCGAGAGGATGTTGCGGCAAACATCGTTGTAAATAGCCTCCGGGCGCGGTCGGCTGGACGCCAAACGCTCGGTTGCCTCTTTCGCGCGGGCGAGAAGTGATGTCATTTTGCCCCCATGCTTTTTGCTGCGGCCAGAGCTTTTTCGAGCAGTCGTTCGATCATGGTTATTTCGACGATTTCGCCTTTTGGTCCCGGTTTGTTGACCATGAAGTTAGCCTCGCCACGCTGTCTTGCGGACAGCAAAATGCTCGATAAAACGCCTAATTCGTATGCTGTCAGTCGTATAACGCGATCTTCAGGAAGCCAGTTCGATGCCATTTTTCCTCTTTCTCCGTGTCGCTTTCACTTTTCCTCGTTACCTTCAAAGTGGTGGTCGCTTAAGCCCTTCTAAGTGCATTTTGTGCAAAATGTCCGCGAGGATCTCAAGATCGCTAAGAGTCGCTGGAATGTCCTGAAAACGCGCGGAGCGCAGAGCGTTCTTGAGCCATTCCGAAGTGCTGGAATTGGACAACAACCTCTCCGCTTCGAGTTGAGCTTTACTCTTCACGTGTATCCCTGAGTAGGTTTTTGACTTTCACGCCAACGCTGCCGGCTTTGGCCTCGTCGATCAGGCAACCGCGCGGGCAAATTATTTCTCCGGTGATGGCTTCGTTGAGCATAGCCTTCTCCATTTCCGTGAAATTCTCTCGAATGCGGTTCCAATCTTCTGCTGTTAGCAACATTTGTGGCCTCTCACTTGGGGATCGTGATTACCTCAACAACTGCGCTTTGGTGCGGTTTAACAAGTGCTGGTTTGTCGTGCGCGCCGCCCAAGTGGATGTAGAGTCTACCGTTTTCTTGGGACCAGCAAACGGTAACTGCGGCCGCATTGAGCCCTTCATTGCGAACTTCAACGGATTTGACGCCTAATACCGGGAATGGTGCGGTCACAATGCTCCTTTGTCCATATATGGACGATTCAGTTGATGAATTCCACCTGAATGCCGTTTACGGCGAAGAGTTCGGCGATCTTTTCCTCGCGTTGTTTTTCGGTTATAAGGCGGTTGTCGTTTGTGTCGTAAATTTCACTGATATTGCCATACGCCTTAAAAATCGCCCATTGAGGCCACAGTTTGGCTGTGTTTGCGCAACCGTATGCGGTTTGCACATCAAGAAGCACGTTGTCTGGGATTCCAAGAGCTTGACCAAAAATACCCACGCAACAGCGTTTCCCGTCATGGGTTAGTGATCCGCGCACGTATTTTGCGCAGAAAACGATATCGTGGAAGTCTCGCAAATGAATAATAACTAGGTGTCTTTGCCGATGTGAGGCGAGCTCTACGAAGCATTCCAGGCAGAGAATCTTTTTCCACCATCGCCGCGCGAGCAATTTCCATCCCCGGTCGCCGATATGCCAAGAGATGACCATTTCGCGTTTGCAGTTAGCGCACTTCACGTTTTAGACTCCGAGCGCTTTGCGCGCTTTTTCGGGGATGTGGGCCTGAACTTTGGCAAGTGGGCCGCGAATGGTCTTTTTGCTGTCCGGAAGCGTCACTTCGAAGTAATCCTTGTAGTTGCAGCGGATCACCGTTGTGTACTTGAATACGCTTTTGCGTGCCTCCTGAACGAGTTTACGGGCTCCGTAGAGCGGAATGTGACAATAGATAATGCGGAGTCCGTCCGATCCAATAGCAAGGAAATCGTAAGCGTTTAGATTGCTCAAAATAGGCTCGGTTGGAACAGGTGCGGCAGTTGGCCGGCAGCTTCCATGCGGTTAGTGAAGATGGCTACGGTCTTAACTTCGAGCTTGGCAGGTTCTTCGCCGGCACCAAATGCCGGAATGGGGATTTCGCTTCTCACGGCGATCTGCACGCGGGCGCATGTCGGACACCAGAATGCGCCGGTATCGCGCCCTTCGAGCGCTGGAGACATCGTTTTACCGTCAAAGACGCAGAACATTAGTTCACCTTCCTGGGTACTTTTTCGCGCCAGCGCAACCCAATAGCTGCGCCTGCGGCTACGAGTGAACGGAAAATGCCCGCCGAGTTTGAGGTTGCGTCGGTAATGACCATCATAGATGCGTTTTCGACCAATTTATTCAGTTCGGCGGGGTCAATTTTGAGCGCGGCGCACATTTCTGGCACAGTAGGCAAATTTTCTTCGGCCACGCCATCCATCAGTTCAGGAATTGTCATTGTGCTCCTTAACCTCGCGCTGACAATAGCGCGGAAAACAGCGAGCGTCAACTGCTTTTCGTGCGGATGCTGCGAATCATGCTGAACGGATGGAAAGGAACGAATTGCACGGGCCTCGCGCCCAGGTCAAAGTACCCAAGCGCGAGGTATCCGAGGCGCCACGCGTACGCTGACAGCGTAACGTGGCCGGGGCAATTGCGGAGCGGAACCAGTATAAACGGTGGTTTAATCCTCATTCGAACTTTCCGAATAGTTTGGGTGGTTGAGATTCGATTACGTCGGCGATCTCCGCGAAAGACTTTCCAGTGTCATTAAGACCGATTAAACTTCGCTCGCCGCTGTCCAGCAGGGTGTTGTAAACGCCTGCCGTAGTGGCCAGTCCGAGCCATTCGGCGACTACAACCGGCAAATTGGTGCGTTGGTCGGCATAGAAAAACCGGCCTTCAGATTCTCTTGCCGGTGGAATTATGCCGGCATCAACAGCCAATTCGCACGCGACTCCTAAACAGCAATACCGTTTTTCGCCTTCTTCGCCGATCAGGCATAGCGAGGCGTGGGCTTGCTGGAATTTCCCGCTCCGTAGAGCTTCAATCCATTTCTTTGCATTTTCGTTCATAACGCTCCTTTATTCACAGTTTAAGCGCTCTACGAGCGCATCAATTTGTACTTCGTTCAATGGCTGGTGATCTTCGAAAAACGGCATAAAATCGTTTTGGGTGTTCGCTTGGGCGGGCAGGTAATCCGGGCCGATCTTGGATTGCCAGAACCGCAACGCGGCCAGAATGGTTGCAAACTCGCGCGGGTTGACATTGAATGTGTGAATCCTTCGTGGAAAACTAGCCATTGATTCGTACCTCCGCTAGAAGTTTTTCTCTTGCATGGATGAGCCTTACCACAAGCGCGCGAAATGTAATGTCCTGGGTGTTCTTCGCCTTTTCGTGCGCGTCGTCGAGATACTCAATCCAGGCCGAATGTCCGTCGCGTTCGTAGAAAACCACGTATCCGCCCGTATCCATTTTTCCGCGGTAAAGCGTGCCTAATAGCGTCCCTTCGTTTGCGATGTAATCATGGCCGCGCCGGGTTGTGATGTCGTGCAAGAACAGGGCTAGCAGGTTGTTCTTGTACTTTAGCTGCTGGATTTCTAAGATCAATTCGCCTCTGGTGATTTGTGGCATTAACCCTCCACGACTAGCAGCGCCGTATTAACGTTGGTTCCCTGTTCTTTGAACGTGTCCGCTGGAAGTACTTCCCAAGTGCCGAGCGGTTTTAGTTGATCGTTTTGGCGTGGGCCGTTAGCGCAGATCGCCACGAGGCGGCCGCCCGGCTTCAGCATCGTCGCTAAACATGATCTAGGCTCCTTTGCGTGTTTCCGGGTATTGAGTAGTGTTTACTTCTTTCTCGCGCTGGTCGGCCAGTTTATACGCGTGGCGCGTAGGTCGCTGTGGGACAATCCCATTCTCAAAGAGCACGCGCCATTCATAAGCAATCACGCGCTCCGCGATATCAAGCGCATCCCCGCCAGCACTCGCATAACTCACGGCCACCGCCGCCAGTACAGCCTTCGGCATCTCATCAAATAACTTGCCGAGTGCCTTCGAGTATTCGTTGTGCATAGTGTTTATCCCGCTCATTACTTTCTTCCCCTTCCGTACACCAATAAAAGAACTACATTGAGCCACCAGAACACAATCAAATACAGCCGATCTTCCAGCGCGAACACGCGTATATTCATAGGTTTGCAAGAATATTGCGCGCTTCGGCGAGAGACTGACAAGCGGCCCACCAATCAAGGATTTCAGGGCCACGGGAGCGGAGATATTCGGTTAAAGCGCGGCTGTATGAGCGTTCGAGCCAGTCAATACCCGCGTTGCGGCGGGTTGAGGTGAGGCGGAAGCCCTTCTCTGGGCAGAGAGTAGCAGGGCTTCCGGTTTGTGTGGCGGGAACGTCTGTAGGTAGGTGCGCTGAGGAATCGGTATTAAAGGATGCTCCCCCGTCAAGTTGTGCGCTCGCGGTTACGCGCGTAACCTGTTGAGTAGCAGTAACTTGCCCCGTCGAAGCATCCATTGATACTGATTCTTGCAATTCTTGAGGTAGAAACTTAATCGCTGTCCATGTGTCCTCCGCGTCCATATATGGACGCGGGGCTGTACCAGTACGCGCGTCTCCTTTGCCGCCGTCGAACAGCCCCGCTTGAGAGTCTGTGTTTCTCATCGCACGCTGACCGTAACGGAAAACAGCGAGCGTGTCAAGTACCAGGACTACGAATAGTCAAAGAAAGTTTATAAGTAGGTACAGTACTCATAGTAGTACTAGTCTAATTTCCGCTTCTGCACTCTTATCAAGCTGTTTCGCGTCGATAATCGCACAAAATTGTCCAGATATGGACGATCCTGAAACGTGAGTACTGGGCCTTGACTAGGGTGATACCCTCGGTGAAATGGACGAATGCGAAAGGTCACAAGTGAAGCCTCTATTGATTGGGTTCGCCTGTGGGTTCCTGCTCGGTTGCTTCGTGTGTATGATTTGTTGGTTGCTGAGGATTACATGAGCACATTGCCGGAAGCGCTCCGCGCCCACAAGTACGAAATCTGTCCTCAGTGTCACGGCGAAATCCGCCGGCGCCCAGGCCCACGGTGCCGCGTGCGCGGCGAGCTAACCCGCGCGTACCTTTATGGCTGTCGCTGCGGCGAGCGATTCTTCCTGGTCGAGTGGCCTGTACTGTCTGGATGCTACGTGGTCGGCTCACACATGCCGTTGCCGGGTGATATGGAAACGGATGTGTCCCTGCCGCTGCGCGGCTTCGTTAGTTAGATGGTGATCGGCTCCGCCGCTCCCGGCGCGCGTTGCTTCCCCATCGCGTGTGCCTACTCTCCGTCGTCGCTTGCGTCTGCTTGAGTGTGTGTGTCGCTCTCTAGGTGCGACGTGTGCGCGAAGGGGTTGAAGCCAGAAAACCACCGGCGATATGACAAACCCGATAATGGAGCGGACTTGTATAGTTTTGGGAGGGGGTGCGCTCGTTGTTATTTTTTTTGTTGCAATTTTTTTTATTCCTGATATTTTGATTTTGTGGAATTGGCTTATAAGAGAGTGGCACATTTCAAGAGATCGGCAACGTTGGAGGAGCGGTATTGGAACCACGTAATCAAGAACGGGGAGGGGTGCTGGGGGTGGGTGGGGAGCACGCGGCTGGGGTACGGGAAGTTCATGTACGAGGGAAAGTGGATTTACGCGAGCCGATTCAGTTTAGAGAGGAAACTTGGGAGGAGGTTGAGGAAGGGGAAGTTGGCATTACACGAGTGCGATAATCCGCCGTGTTCGAAGCCTGAGCATTTGTACGAGGGGACGCACAAGAACAACGCGGATGATGCAATAAAGCGGGGGCGCTGGTCGAGGAGAGCGAATTTGACCGAGAAGCAGGTTTTAGAGATTCGGAAGATGCGTAGTCAGGGGATGAGATCGATTGAGATTTCAAGGGCGCTTGGGATTTCGTACGGGAATGTTTATGGTGTGGTGACAGGTCGGACGTGGAAGGAATTGGGACCGGTCAAGGCTGGAAAACGGAGATCGGTGGGCAAGAAATCAGAAACTAAATTTCGTTGTGTAGAGTGCGGAAAGATTTCTACTGGGAGGATACCGCACTCTGGTTGGATGCAGGGAGATTTGACTTTCCGATATCCGCGTCGGCATTTGGTGAATGGGGAACCGTGTCCGGGAATGTTGAAGGAGGCGGAGTGGGTAAGGGTAAGGGTTAGGGTGACGATCGAGATAAGAAAAGCGAAGAAAGGGGTGGTCGATGGAACCAAATGAACGGGATTGGAAGACGGACGAGTTTGGCGGTGAGGAGATTTGCGGGGACGTTTGGGAGCCACCGGATGGAAGGCAGCGCCGGGTGTGCAACTACAGGAAATTCCCTCGTCATGACTATCATAGTGATGACAACGGTAAAAACTTTTGGAAGAGCGGGATGCCCAAAGGTGGGCTTGCGACGGTTCTCGGAACGCCGAAAGATCCCAGCCTGATTCCCGGTGGCCACAAGATTTTGGTGATTGAAGCGGGGAAGCCGAAAGTTCTGAATCTCGAGAATCCGATTCATGTTGGCACGGTGCAATCGGACGGGTCGTTCACGATCGAGTGCGGGGACGGGTACGATTATTTCGTGCTCGGGGACGGGTCGGTGAGTGGATGGGGGTACAACAAATACCGGGTTGGACGGGAAGAGGAAATGCAGTTGTTGCGGTCAGATGTGATGAGAGAGATGCGAATGATGGAGAAGACCATCGACAATTTTGTGCGTGAGATGTATTTGGCGCGGAATAAGCCCACCTGGTGGTCGCGGCTGCGCGATAAGTTCGTCAAGTGGCGGGAGATGGCGGAATGACCAGAACGCTAAAGGAAATCATTAAGGAAGCGGTGATCGGCGCCATGCTCGACGCGGAAAACAACGTGGCCAAGGCTGCGCGGATCTTGGGGGTCGGCCGGGCGACCGTGTACCGGAGGCTCAAGGAATACGGGATGCTCAAAAGGAACGTGAGGTCGATTCGATAATGAGTTACATCGTGCTCGGAAAATCGGGAGCGCATAACGCGAAGCTTGATATCGACATCTTGCTTCGCACGCGCCTTCTCATTCAGGCCAATTCCGGTGGTGGCAAATCCTATTTGCTGCGGAGAATTGCCGAGCAACTCTTCGGGAAAGTCCCCGTTATCATCATCGATCCGGAAGGTGAGTTCGCCACGCTGCGCGAGAAGTTTGGGTTTGTTTTGGTCGGCAAAGGTGGCGAGACACCGGCAGACCCGCGGTCCGCGGCGCTTGTAGCTCATAAGCTACTCGAGCTCCGCGCCTCCGCGGTGTGCGATTTGTACGAGATGAAGCCTTCGGAGCGGCATCGGTGGGTGCGATTGTTCGCTGAAGCGATTGTGGACGCACCAAAAAAGCTGTGGCGGCCGACGATTTTCATCGTGGATGAGGTTCACACGTTCGCTCCAGAGCGCGGCGCCGGCGAGAGTGAAGCGTCGGAAGCGCTAATTGGGATGGCCACGCGCGGCCGGAAACGGCGTTTTTGCTCGATTTGGGCTACGCAGAGGCTTGGGAAAGTCCGGAAGGACGCTACCGCGGAGTTCTTGAATCGCCTCGTTGGGTCGACGTTTGAGGACGTCGACTTGAAGCGTGCGGCTGAATTGCTGAGTATTCGTCCAGAAGATCGGCGCGAGTTCGATGCTGAGATGCGCGTGCTGGAGCCTGGCAATTTCTACGGGCTCGGTCGAGCGATCGCGAAAGAGCGGATTTTGATTCACATTGGCCCGGTTGAAACGAGCCATGAAGTTGAGGATGCGAAGTACGGCGATGCGCCGCCCCCGGCACCGGATGAAATCCAGAAGCTTTTGCCGAAGCTGGCGGACTTGCCGAAGGAAGCCGAGGAGAAGGCGAAGACCGAGGCGGAATTGCGTACAGAGATTCGATCTCTCAAAGCGCAGTTGCGTAGTCAGCCGACCCATAAAATTGAAACGAAGCAGCCTGACAATTCGCAGTGGAATGAAATACAAAGGTACAAGGCTGGCGAAGCTCATCACAAAAAAGAATTCGAGGATTTATTGAGCATCACGCGGCAAGTCGTAAACGGCGTGGGGCAACTTTCGGTGCTGGCAAGTGAATTGGCAAGAATGAGGATTCCTAAGAGGTTCAATATTCCCCGATCGTCAAATTTGCCGAAGGTAAGAGTTTCTAGTGATGATCCACCAAAGCCGTCGCCGCTTCCTCCGCTGCCGAAGCTTGAGAAGTTTCCGCCAATTGAGCGGGATGCGTCGAACGGAGATTTGGGTGGACCGGAGAAAAAGATTCTTCGCGCACTCTCCGAACTGCGCTCGATCGGGAAAGAAACTCCGCCGAAAGAAATGGTTGCAGCTTGGGCTTTGTATTCGCCGAACGGTGGGGCGTTTGTGAATCCGCTCGGGAAACTGCGGACACTCGGGCTTGTGGAGTATCCGGCGCCGGGAGTTGTTTCTCTTACAGCTAGCGGACTTTCCACCATCGGAGAGATTCCGCCGCCTGATTCCGAAGAGATTATGCGGAGGCTTCAGAGTATTTGCAGTGGCCCTGAGTGGAAAATCCTCTATGCGCTATTCAAGGAAAGTGGCCAAGAGGAAGTGTCGCGTGCGGATCTCGCGATGCGGAGCGGGTACGAAGTAAAAGGCGGAGCGTTCGTAAATCCTTTGGGCGCGTTGCGGACCAAGGGGATACTCGATTACCCGCGGCCGGGATTTGTGAAAGCCGCAGATTGGATCTTCGTGGAATGAAAGCACTTTCTATGACGCAGCCGTGGGCATCGTTGGTAGCGCTCGAAGAAAAGCGAATCGAGACGCGCTCGTGGAAAACACCGTACCGAGGGCCGTTGGCAATCCATGCGGCGAAAACGTATCCAGGATGGGCGAAGGAATGGTGCAAGGAACCCACGTTCGCTAAGGCGCTAGGCAATTGCTGCCCAGAACTCTATCGCGGCTCGATCGTGTGTGTGACGAGTTTGCTGGATTGTGTTCGGACAGAAGACATCCGTGACAAATTGGAGTCAAAGGAAATAGCGTTTGGCGATTACGGGATGGCTCGGTGGGCATGGATTCTCGGTCCAGTGGTAAAGCGGTTTGGAAGCGTCGAGTTTCCGGCAACCGGGCATTTGGGATTGTGGGAGTGGGACGAACGCTCGTAGTTTATTCTTGACTATATTTCTGGTCGGAGGTAGATTTCGAACATGCAACGGCTATCAGATGCGATTATGCTTGGATCAACGTTGAAAAAGCATGGGCGTAGAGGAATGTTGTTTGACGATGACGGTGGGGCTTGTGCGGTAGGAATGGCATATACCGCCATTGGTATGACGAGGGAAATTTATTTTGCTACTCCGCCAGAATACGTAACTAAATTTATAAGGAACCAGGGATGGTTTTGGTGTTTTGACAAAACTGCAATGCTTCCATCGTGGGCATTGAAATGGACGCCGGGTGAGGTGGAGGATTATCGCGTCTCTGACATCATTACCTATTTGTACGATCACTATGTTTCCACAGACAAGGCTACGCTCGAGATGCTGGTTGATTGGGTTCGCTCCGTCGAGGACGAGCTTGGCGTCTATGCAAATGGATCGTCCGAAGGTCTGGACGACAAGGTTCCTAGCGATAGTCCTAAATTGGACTGTTTGCCGGAAGAAGGTGCCGTAACATTGGGTACTGCGGGAAACTGTGTGGTGAACACGGCTCCTGCGTCAGTAACGCTAGTGACGTAAACTCGCAGCGGCACCAAAAAGTTTGGTACAGAGCATCACCTGGTTGTAAAAATTTATCAAGAAAGGAGGACAACCGATGGCTTTGAATTCAACCGAAACTGCTCGCCTTGCTGACCTGGTGAAAATTCCAGTGGCCCAGCGTACTCCAGCACAAACGAAAGAGATTTCGGATCTACAATCAAGACAGAATAGCTAAGGTTTGCACGTCAGGTGATGTTCTGTACTTATGTAATTCCCTAAAGTTCGCCGTCCATATCTGGACGGCAGGAGAAAAAATGGAAACCCCGATGAATGAAAACGAGATCCAGATTCGTTCGCACGAATTGAGTCTTTTGGGCGATCACCTGACGCGCCACGGTTTGACCGATCCGGTCATTCGGAAGTATATCGACGACCGCGGGAAGGCGCTGCGTTACGTGGCGCCGGCCGAGAAGCGCGCGTTCGTGCGGCGCGAAGGCCCGGTTCCTGCGGACAAGATGTTCAAGCCGTATCCGCTTGCGGGCGGGCCGCGTGGCGGATCGCCGACACCGATTTCCGGAACTGGCGCAAAGCCGTTCACTCCGTATCCGGTCGCACCGGCCGCGCAACAGCCCGGAAAGAGCGCGCGATAATTTCGCCAGCGTAGTTCAACGGTAAGAACGCTTCTCTCATAAGGAAGAAATGCACGGTCCAATTCCGGCCGCTGGTACCACTAACCTCGAAAGGACACTATGAAAGCTGAACAGGTTGCAAGGGTTTGCCATGAGGCCAATCGGGCCTACTGTGAGGCGATCGGCGATAACTCGCAGGTACGGTGGGAAGATGCTCCGACGTGGCAACGCCAGTCGGCCATCACTGGCGTTGAGTTCGTTTTAAAGTCGCTGAGAGAATCAAAAACACTTCCGAGCCCGAGCATGTCGCACGAAAGTTGGTTGCGGGAGAAGACGAAGGATGGATGGAAATACGGGCCAGTGAAGGACGTCGAGAAGAAAGAGCATCCGTGTTTTGTTTCTTACGATCAATTGCCGCCGCAGCAGCGCGCGAAAGATTTTCTGTTTCTGGCGGTCGTGGAAGCGTTGTACAATTTCTGACGCGGACATTGAGCTACGGTGCGCTCGCATCTCTCATAAGGATGGCCTTATCTGGTTCAACTCCAGAGTCCGCAACCAACTGGGAAGTCGGCCAAAGGTAGGCCGCTGGGCCTTGGACTCAGCTATCCACGTTCGAGTCGTGGCTTCCCAGCCAAATTTTTGCGCAGTTAGGTCAGTGGTAGACCGCCCGCCTCCAAATCGGGAAACGGAAGTTCGATCCTTTCGCTGCGCGCCACGGAGAAATGCTCGAGAGGCTGAAGAGGTCCGACTGCTACTCGGACGTGCTGTAAAAGGCACCGTTGGTTCGAATCCAACTTTCTCCGCCAGTTCGGTCCCGTAGCTCAATTGGAAAGAGTTCCAGATTACGAATCTGGCGATCGCGGTTCGAATCCGTGCGGGACCGCCAAGTTTGGAGCAATGGCACAGCGGCAACTGCCCCGGACTGTAAATCCGGTGTCCCTTCGGGACTACGAAGGTTCGAGTCCTTCTTGCTCCACCATTTTCGGTTCCGTCGTCCAATTGCACAGGACACTACCCTCCGAAGGTAAAAATTCCGGTTGGAATCCGGACGGGACCGCCAAATAACTATTGCAAGCCTGAAGTCTTTCCTGTAAAACAGCAAGCGTGCTCTCGTGGCCGAATGGACTAGGCGCTCGAGTCCTAATCGAGTAACGCGAGTTCGAATCTCGCCGAGAGCTCCATGCGAGCGTGGTGCAACTGGTAGACACGGTGACCCCAAAAGTCATTTTTTGCGAGTTCGAATCTCGCCGCTCGCACCAATATTGGAGGGGTGATGGGAACTACTTGTAAGCACGGAACGGACAATATGTTTACGTGTCCTCATTGCCGAAAAGAATTTAAGGTTTCCGAAGCGATCAGGGAGCCGAGAAAAGAAGAGAAGTCGATGGAAGAGCAGCAACGAGAAGTTGAGTGACATTGCGCGAGTGGTGGAATGCATACACATCAGCCTTAGAAGCTGACGCCTTCGGGATTGGGGGTTCGACTCCCTCCTCGCGCACCAAATTTAGAATGCGCCACTATCCCAACTGGAAGAGGACGTGGACTTAAAATCCACTAGATCGGAGTTCGAATCTCCGGTGGCGCACCAAAATCGTGCCATGAAATCAGCGTGCCCAAATTGCTTAACTCCGAGCGATCTCCCGGTAAACATACGGCCGGATTGGTTCGTTCTCTGCTTTTCCTGCGCGTTCATTGGGGTTCTCGCGGCGGATATGAGCGTGCGAGAGGCAACCGATAGGGATTTCGCCGAGGCGACCGAGTACGCTAGGGGCTGGATGTATCGCAAACAGAACCTCGTGTTGATAAATATTTACAGAAAAAGGTTTGCACGGCACGCGGACATGAATTAAATTTCTTTGGGGCTGTGCGGTAAGGGACATCCGGCCCGTCTTCTAAGCGGGATAATTTGAGAGTTCGAATCTCTCCAGCCCCACCAGTGGCGCGGTAGCCAAGTGGGAAGGTTGGGGCCTGCAAAGTCCCGATGAGCGTGTTCGATTCACGCCCGCGCCTCCAAGATTCGTAAGGGAGGAAAAAGTAATGTTTTTGACTCCTGTAGTTACAGTGCTTGAAAAGATTGCCGTGTCGATCAACAGGCTTACAACTGCTGTCGATACGAGAGGAGAACAGATTTCTAATGTTCTCGGTCAAATCTTGAAGGCACTTCAGAAGCAACCACAAGTACCTGGGGAGGCGGTTTCCCTGAAACTCACCCTCGGTAAAGCAGTGCAACAGAAGTAAAATTCACGGAGGAAAAACGAAATGGCAAACCCACAGATTGGAGATACCCAGCAGGCGCCTTATTCTGTAACCGGTTTGGACGCGGACGGACAGCCGGCGCAGCTTGAACCAGGTGATGTGGTAACTGTCACGTCTTCGGCCCCAGCATCGCTTTCGGTTGTTCCCGACGCAACGCCGGCTCCGGGCTCGCTCGCTTCCGGTCAGTTGGTTGGCGGAACGACGCTTGCGGTTGGAGTGACGATCACGGCGGTCATCACGCACACGGACGGCACTTCGGCAACGGCGACGGATACGATTGACGTCGTTTCCGGTGAGGCTGCAACGTTGGCAATCGGGCTCGGCGCACCTGTGTCGCAGACGCAGCCACCGGCGCCGGCTTCGGCTCGTCAGGCTGGTCGGTAACATCGTTTCGTAGTTTGGGTTGGGGTACGCGAAGGGCAAGCCGTGTAGACGGCGCGTACCCCGGCCATCATTCAAGTTTGTTTTAATAGGCCGATCCTTGTTAAAGGAAACGGCCTATAATTTTAATATGGGTCGCCAGCACTGGGTGCGGGTTCGGCTTATACCCGAGCGAGATTCCCGGATTGGGGAGACGGCACGGATCGTAACCGTGGGCGACCACCATCGGAAGGCACTGCTGCAAGGGCGGCAACTGGCCCTGAAAGCCAGGGCGTCTCCAACGGGACGGGGGTTCGAATCCTCTGCCTTCCGCCAAATTTCATTTGTCCAGATATGGACGAATGGTGGCGTAGCTCAGTGGCAGAGCTCGCGGTCGATAACCGCGCGACGGGTGTTCGATTCACCACGTCACCACCAACGCTGACTTCGTACAATGGAAGTACTCTCGTTTGAAGCACGAGCAACGTCCGTTCGATTCGGACAGTCAGCGCCACTCTTAGGAGGAGCAATGAAAAAGCCGTATGAGTATGCTGACGAATTGGTGACCACCGGTGGAAAGGATGCTCTTGAGCACCTTGAAACGAATATCAAAACTCACACGACTCGTTTTCGCTTGTACACTGCAATTCACAGCTATTCAATTTCAATGATTCTCCCGTCGCCAGAGAAGCCAAACGGTTATATGGGTTGTATTGCATCTTGTCGCGCTCCGTATCCCGGAGAGACGCACACGCGAGGGAATGATTTGCCGGATGGGCCGTACAGCGATGAAACGTGGCACGCAATCCTGGCTGCCATTGTGAGGTATGAGATTTTGCCGCTCTATCGGAGTTCTGGGTTTATTCCAGTGCGAAACACGGGTACTGAAGCGAATGCTTGACGGTCGCTCGCTGTTTAGATACCATTCATTTCGCCGGCCTTGTCGTCTGGTGACGGCCCTCCCCTTACAAGGGAGTTAAGCAGGATTCGATTTCCTGGGTCGGTACGCCGGCATAGCTTAGTGACAAAGCATCGCATCGGTAATGCGACGACCTGAGTTTGATTCTCAGTGCTGGCTCCGGGAGTGTAATTCAGTGGAAGAAGCCCTCTCTCTTAAAGAGGAAACGAGTGTTCGATTCACTCCACTCCCACCAAGTTTATTGGGCAGTAGCATAATTGGTATTGCGTTCCGCTGTTACCGGAAAGGATGACCGTTCGAATCGGTCCTGCCCAGCCAATTTTGTTGATTGTGATCGAGGAGGAAATATGAAATCGAAATACAAGTCGTTGCTCGTGTTCTTCGGCTTCTTGCTGTTCGCAACGGTTTTGATGGCGCAGACAGCGCCATCGGCGCCGGCCGCTCCAACGCAGTCGATGGGCATTGCGCAGACTGTCATCGTTCTTGCTGGGGTGGTTGCCTCGATACTGCAAGGCGTGAAGCAACTGGTCCCGCAGATTAACGGGAAGGTTGCCATAGCCATCAGCATCGCCGCGTCGCTTGCATTGGCTTATGCCGCCGCGCAGCCTGGGCAGGTGATCAGCATTCAATTTCTTATCACCACGCTCGGCACGGCGTTAGGCTCTAACGGCATTTACGATTTCTTGAAGAAACCAAAAGCGCCAGTACCAGCGGCGTAACCGGAGGTAGTCATGAGAGGTGACCGATGATTTTGCTTATCATTGTGCTGATTCTGGTGTTCGGTGTGGGCGGCGGTTATTACGGCAATAGCCGCTGGGGAGCGCAGGGCGGGTTCGGGATGGGGCTGGGCACGATCCTGATAATCCTTTTGATTCTGTATCTGCTAGGTGCCTTTGGCGGCGGTGGCTTCGGGCACGGCAGATTGTTCTAAGAGTGGCGCGTTCCGCGTGTTGACCCGAGCGCGGATTCACCGCGGGCTTAACAGCCCACATCGGGTCCAGAACGGGAAGCAGCTACCAAAAGTGCTGCGATGCGGCTAATACCGCCTAGCGGCGCGTCAACGGGCGATTAATTTAGTGGGAAAAGATCGGGCTTTTACCCCGAGAACGAAGGTTCGATTCCTTCATCGCCCACCAAGCGGGTGTCGTATAGTGGAATTACCCCTGTCTTCCAAACAGGTGACGAGTGTTCGATTCACTCCATCCGCTCCATTTCGCCGATGTCGTCCAGTGGGAAGACGTCGATCTCGTACATCGAAGACGACTGTTCGATTCAGTCCATCGGCTCCAATTTCAGAAAGGATCGCCATGACCGAAGCTCAAATCGAAGATGTCGGCGAAGCTTTGAACCGGCGCGTTCCGAAAAAATATCACGAGGGAGCTCCTCATCCGCGTCCAATTGGCAGGCCGTTTTTCACGGGTTTCAAAACCAATGTTCCCGCACAGAATTTGTCGGAGGAAGAAAACGCGAAGTTGGTGGCGGCCGTAGAAAAGCCCGGCGATTTAGGGTATGTGGCGCAATTTGTTTTTTACGCAAAGATTGCGGGGGGGCCGTTCTTTTACGTGAATCTTCCTAATATGAAGGGCGGCAGGTACGAGATCGGCGAAAGCTTCGACATCGGCGAGGAGCGAGTGCATTGCGATATCTCGCAGCGGGATTTAGAGTCGATGTTGGAAGCTGGCTACAAAAAGATTTGTGAGATTTCTGGGGTTGTCTGACAGTGGAAGTCAATCTCCCTCTCGAGGAGAAAACGCGGGTTCGATTCCCGCCAACCCTACCAAGTTCGCGGCGAGGGGGATACCGTTTGAATATTTTTGGTGAATAAAACGGCCGCTTGGCGGATGTTACGGTCCAAGCGCGTACCGCCCTACTTAGCTCGCCGCGATTTAATTTCACGCCGCCATAGCTCAATTGGTAGAGCCTCTCACTTGTAACGAGAAGACGAGGGATCGTAACCTTCTGGCGGCTCCAGTTTTGAGGGGTTTATATGGCAGACGTAATTGAAATGCAGCCGAAACAAGAACGGCATTCGCTTGAGAAGAAACGGAATGACGGTTACGTGATCGTTGAGGAGGTCGTCGATGGTAAGACGACCGGCAAACGATTCCATTGCGAGCACAATGTCTTAGAAGTCGATGAGCGCCGCGGGGTGGTGATATGCAAGACCTGTGGTGACGAAATGTCTCCGCTTGAAGCTCTAAAGCTTCTCTATCGCACGATTTGGTGGGAAGAGAACACGCGCGAGCGGCAAATTGAGTACGATCAAAAGCGCGTTTCGAAGGTTCAAGTCGCGGCGCTTATTTGTCTTTACGAGGCCGGTGTGACGCCAGAGAAGTACGCCGAGCGGTGGAACAAAGAACACGCGCGCCGCGCTACGCTGGAAATTGCGAAGGTTGCGGAGAAGCAAGTGGCGATTGACGGCGGGTCAGAAAAGCCAGTAGCCTAAAAAAAGTTGCAAAACAGCAAGCGCTGTGCAATTCTCTTTTCGGGGTTATCGTCTAGACGGCCCAGGATCCAAGATTTTCACTCTTGAGACGCCGGTTCGAATCCGGCTAACCCTGCCAATGGGGGCGTAGTGACAAAGTGAACACGGCTCGCTTGCACCGAGCAAAAGCCCGTTAGAATCGGGTCGCCTCCACCAAGATCGACGCAGTATTTAGCGTCAACGAGCGAGGTCAAGTGCGATGGTCGGGCGCGCACAGGGACCAATTTATCCGCTTCGGCCCGCTAGATTGTAGAAGGGGCGGATATGACAAATCTGAAGGGAGCTTTGCCGATGCCAGCGCCAGGATTTCAGGGAATCACGGAACAAAATTTGAAGAACTGGTTTACGTACCACAAGCCCACCGAGGGGCAGAACGAACAGTACCTTGCCATCCGCGAAGCGGCGCTTATTTTCGCGCGCACGATCGTGGCGAACACGCCAGTGAGCGCGGACCAGTCTTCTGCGATTCGGCATGTTCGTATGGCGACGATGGAAGCGAATCAATCGATCGCTTGTGGCGGACACTAAAAAGTTCGGAGGCGTAGAGGAGTGGCCGTCCTCGGCTCACTGTCTATGAGCAAACCGTGGGTTCGAATCCCATCGTCTCCGCCAATGGTAGATGAAGCCAAACGGTGCGGCGCCTGATTGTGGATCAGGTTCTAGTGGGTCCGACTCCCATCTTCTACCCCAAGTTTCGGCGGAGTAGGGTAACGGCTATCCCACCTGCTTTGGGAGCAGGGAACTGCGAGTTCGAATCTCGCCTCTGCCACCAATTTCCACATACCACACAGAGAGGGGCAGGGAGGCGTAAAACCGCGGGCGAGAACCGAGGCGAAAGCCAAAGTACACCTGTTGGGTAGTGCGCGCCTCCCCAGTCCCGTTTAAGATTCGAGGCGTAGCGAAGAGGAAACGCGCAGCTTTCGGGAAGCTGAGATCGCCAGTTCGAGTCTGGCCGCCTCGACCAAATTGGAGGTTTCGATGTCATGGCTTTTACGCGCAAAGAAATCCAGCTGAGATATAGACTCAGGCATCCTGGTTATTGGAAGAAAGATGCGGCGCGTGCGGCAAAATGGGCGCGAGACAATCCGGAATGGTTTAAAAACTATCGAAATACCCATAGAATTAAATTTCGCGAGTGGAGACGTAACAGTAAGATTAAACGAAAATACGGCATCAGTGCGGCTGAATATGGTTCTTTGTTGAAAGCGCAGAATAATATTTGCGCAGTATGTAAGAAGCCATTTGCAGGTAATCTTCGATGTGGCACCGATCCAGTTCTTGATCATCGGCATGGTGGCAAGATAAGAGAATTCATCCATCGCAAGTGCAATGTGGCGATTGGGTTTTTGTGTGATGATCCAGTGTTGTGTCGTTTGGCCGCTGAATATCTGGAAAAGCACGCTAGCTTTTGATGATTTCATGGGGTATCCCCCAGTCGAGCCAATGCTGTTGCGGTTGTAAAACAAAAAGAACTGACAACAAAATGGAACTACCTCTCGCGGCCTAACGGCTAGCGAGGCGCTTCCCGGTGAGCGAAATCACCGGGTTTTCAATTCCGGGGTCGTCTAATTCGACAGGATAATCGCCTCTGAAGCGATCGATAAAGGTTTGAATCCTTTCCCCGGAGCCAAATCCCTTGCTGTCCATATATGGACAAGCGTAAACTCGCCGTATGGCAGACCCAGTAATTGGCCAGCAGATCCCGAATACACCGCAGCAGCGTGAGTACACTCAGCCTGGCGGCATAGGTACTCCGACCTTCCCGCAGCAAACCACCGACGAAATGAACGGCCGGTATTATCCCGGCTGCGGCCATTCCATCACGGCGTACGATGTGCGCCAGCAAGGGATTGGCGACCCTCCTGTTTCTTCCGCGCTCGCGTGCTGTCCACTTTGCGGTTTCCTTCAGACGATCATCACACCGTATTCCGATTTCATTAACAGCGACACCATCTTTCTCGCATGAGCGAAATTTGCAAATGCGGGCATCACGTCGACGACCATTTTGGAATGTGTGCGGTTCTTGGATGTCTGTGCGAGGAGTTTGATGCCTCTGACGGTTCTACCGAGGATGCGCGTATCGCTCTCGCGATTTCTGAGCAAGAAGAGCAATACTGGAAAGCTTGGCTGCGTGGCTAAGATTTCCAGGGCAGAGGGAAGGGAGTGTGGATCCGGCTGAACGTGAAGTGGTGCGGTGTCGGCTTTGCAAGTTGAACCAGTTCAAGCTCAATAGTGGGAAGTGTCGCCGCTGCAATTGCGTGCTTGTGCTGCCCGTTGTTACGCTCGCGGAGCGGGTGATTCGGAAGCATATTTTCCCGTTGCAGTACGGGGATGCTGTTCGGCGAGTCACTTCGAATCTTAGAATAATTTTCTATATGTACGGCCTGGGAATGAACGGAGCGGCTTCGCTGATTGGAGTGAAGCGCAATTACGTTTATCGGGTCGAGAAGGGCTATTACAAGCTAAGGCTCGATTTTCTGTTCAAGGTGGCTGACGCCCTCGGGATCACAGTTCACGATATTTTGACGCTAAACATGTGCATCGTGAAAAACGATGAGTTCATGCGCGAGGTCGCCGGGCTGATACACAGAGTCGATCCGGCACAGTTCGTGAACATTCTCCGGTGTATGGACGACCTTCGGCAATTAGAAGGGCCGCGAAAGAGGAATACGCTTGCTGTTTTAAGGTTCCGTGTGTTAGAAAAGACGAAGGCCAATGAGCAAGCCAATTTCTCCCAAACACTTCCAGTCCAAATGCGAGCTCGCCGCGTCAGTGCTGCGGGACGAACCTGATATTACCTTCATCGTCTGCGCGTTTCCGAACGTGGAAGACAAGGGCAAACAATTCTCAATTGGCGGTATCTACACGAATTTGCATCGGCATACGGAGGACGAAGAGACGGGGAAGTTGAAAATCGAGCCAGCGACGATCGGCGATTTTGTGGATTTGATGATTCGTTGTCGGCATCAGATTAAGCCGCAGGAAATAAACGTCGAGGAGTTTCGAGATCCTGAGTCAAAATTGAAACAGTGAAAGGGGAATTATGTGGGATCAACAGATCCGATCAGTTGTTTGCAGTAATGTCGGGCATAAGTTTGAGACATTCGCCACTCATGTTTGGGATTCGAAGGCTGGATGTCTTGTTCCGACCGACCAGAAAATCATGTGTACGGCGTGCGGCGGAACACTTGAGGAATTGATCAGGCCACTGAAGAAAACTCGCGTGGCGAAGCCGAGGACGACCGCGGTGCCAGCACAACAGGAAGCCCAGCCAGAAAACCAAGAAGCTCAAAGTTCATTCGTCGCCCCACCGCCGTCCGGAACGGAAGAAAATCTCGAACAGCTTGACCAAAGTTAGGAGATCCAATGTCCAAGGCTCCAGGTTTTGCCCCGATCAAGGTGCCGCTGATGATTTGCAGCGAGTGTGGCGATCAGATGCGGCTCGAGATCGAGTGTCAGAAGAACGGGAAAATTGTAGGCACAAAATATTACTGCGATGCGTGTGAGTACTGTTTTGTGGCCAGTTTCGATTACGCTTACGGCAGTACGTTCACGAATTTGTATCGGAAGCCACCAGAAGGATACAAGGCGCCGAATTTGCCGTGGATCCGGAAGGTGGATATCAGCGTCAGCCAGAAAGATGACAAGAAGGCGCTGGCCACAGTCCAGTCGAAGTAATGCTCGGTCTGGACATTCTCGATGAGGACATCCATAACTTCAAGCGTGAGGGCGGCGCTGTTTTGATCATCGAGTCGGCTTTGGGTCGCGTGGCGATCGTTCCGGAACGTCGGCCGAAGCCGTTTTTCTTGGAAGCGGTCGAGTATGTTCCAGAGGAAGTGCGCGCGCTGCTTGATTTCGAGAGCCCGGACGTCGAGAAAGTTCATCGTTTCAAGGCCGTGTTTGGCGGCTGTTTAAGGCGGAAGGGAGAAGAAAGTGCCTCTCTGTGACAGGAAGGGCCGGCCGTTCAAGGTTGGCCGGAAGGTTGTTCTTCACATCAATCGATCGATCGAGGCCGAGATTACGGCCGTACATAATAGCGAAGGGCTTGTGATTCAGCGTGGCGACGATCAGGTTTTGCAGATCGCCAACATCATCATTCGGCCGAACGACATCATTTGTCCGCAGACGAATCCAGCTAGCCCGGTTTTCGACGGAATGTGGATTGTTGAAGATCCGGACAATCCCATTGTTCCGGCCAAGAAGGAAGGTTAATGGAAACCGCTCTTGGGGTTCTGCTTGGTTTTTGTATTGCCGCGCTCACGGCTTTCTGCGTGATTACGCTTCTTCAATTCAGTGCTGCGCGGAAGCAGATGGCTGTTCTCGCCGAGGAAACCAAGAAGACCAGAGAATCCCTTGAGGTTTTGCAACAAATTCCCGCAGCGGTTTCGACGTTACAGCAATCCATTGCGCAGCTTTCGAGAGCCTTTGCTGCGTGCGAAAAGATGATCCCGCTTGGCGAGAAGATGTTTATTCAGATGGGGATTCTCGCCCAAGTGACCGGGAAATTCTATCTTGCTGTCGTCAAGGACGCTGGCGCCAAAAACGGCGGCGGAGATCAAAGCGATTTCCTTGCGTACGATGAAGCTAACGCTTACAGGAAAGAAGTGGAAGAGCTCGCCAAGAAAATGGGAGTCAAAGTCAACGAGGAGCCCGGCGAAGAAATTCCCTTGGAGAGCATGAAGGGCGCCGGCGAGTCATCGTAGATGCGAGGAAAGGGCAGAACCGCGGTTACGACGAAGCGCGATGCGCTTGCGGTTCGTGACAAGATTCGCAACGTCGACAAAGAGCCGATTCATCGTTATCGGTTGACGCGCTTTCGGAATGGTTCGAAGCTCGACGCGATCGCCACGGAAGATAACTGTTCCATGGAGGATGTCAAGAAGTCGATCGCCATGGTGCAGACGCACGACGCGATATTCAGCGTTCCAGCGCTCGAGAATGCCGAAGTGAAGATGTTTTTGGATGTTTTGGAGTTGGAGCGCAAGGCGCTCGAGGGCGCGCTCACGGCCACAAAGAAGGTATTTGCGGAAGTCAGCGATCCGGATACAGGTGAAAAGACGTTGGAACTGGCGAGCGAGGAGCCAGATTACGATACTCAGCTTCGGTGTTTCGAGGCTAATACTGGTCGGATTGCCTCCATCATGGGGAAGAAGGACAAGGGGGCGCCGATCAATTTGGGCATTGGGGTGACGGTCAACAACGAATCTTCATCTTCGAGAGACAGTTTCGAAAGCCGCTTGCGCGATATTCAGGCTCGACGTGCTGGCGGCGGAACTGTCATCGAAGCTACTGCGGTGGAGGGGGACGGCAACGAGTCTCCCTAGTGCGCCTTAATCGCAAAGATCCATATCTGGACGATGCGCTCGAATTGCTGGATCGCCATATCGAGAAGGCCAATGGCGATTTCCGGCTGGCGTATACCTTTCTTACTCCGCACGAATTAGTTTTCATCGACGGCGAGATTGAGAAATGTGTTTCAAACTTCCGCTACTACGCTGAAAATTACCACGTTATCGCTTCGGAATATGAAGGCCACAAAGTTCTCCATCCTTGGTGGGATAGTCAAGAAATCTTCTATGAAAAAGTTTTCGAGATTCAAATTGCAGGGAAACCGGTTCGCATTATCGTTCTGAAAGCGCGTCAGCTTGGCCTGTCCACAATTTGCCAAGCGCTTACTTTCCACAAAACGATTTTCACGCCTAGTTGTAATACTTTGATCATCGCGCAGGATCCTGGACAAGCCGACTATCTCTTTAGCATGTCTCGTACGGCGTACGAAAGTTTGCCGTGGTGGATGCGGCCAGAAACCCGTTACGAAGCCAAGTCAAGGTATATGGTCTTCGATCGCAAGGATCCTACTGAGCGCATGATGAGTCCTGGATTGCGATCGCAGATTTTCGTCGATGCGGCCAACAAAATGACTGGTGCTGCCGTTGGAAAAACTATCCGTGCGGTTCACATGAGCGAGTTGAGTGAATGGGACAATGCCTCGATTTTGACCGAGAACCTTTTCCCGACCATGAACGCACCTGATGAATTGGCAATCATGGAGTCTACGGCGCGCGGAACCGTTGGTTTTTGGTACAGGTTTTGGAAGTCGGCGATGGAGGGAAAGACCGACTGGCAACCAGTTTTCATTGAGTTTTTCCGGGTTAAGAAATATTCGACTTCAATTCCGGCCGGCGAGAAATTTGAGCTTACGCCGGAAGAGGTTGCGCTTCGCGGGAAGGTTAAGAAAGAAGCAAACTTTGATTTGGCTGACGAGCAACTCAAGTGGCGTCGAGACAAGATCAACGAGTTCATTGCGGCTGATGGGGAAGAATGGGGATTCTATCAGGAGTATCCGGGCGCCACATGGCTCGAGGCGTTTCAGGGCAGTGGTTTGTGTGCTTTTGACAAAAGGAAGCTTCAGACAATGCTCGAGACGCAGTGTTGCCCTCCGATTTTGTTTGGTGAAATTGATTTGGACCGAGAAAAAGACGGAAAGCTTCGGCCTCACCTAAAGGCCATGCGCAAGGTTGACAGGAACACGCTTATTCCGCCGCAAGAAAACTACGGATCAAGGCTTCACATCTGGGAGAAACCGATAGCTGGGGAAAGATATTCTATCGGAGCCGACGTCGCCCAGGGAATTCTGGGTGGCAATTATTCTTGTGCCCAGGTTTTCAAGATCGGCAAAGGAATGAAAAAAGACGAACAGGTCGCCGAATGGCATGGGTTAATCAACCCAACGCCGTACGCTTCCGTTCTTGCTGGGCTTGGTTTTTATTACAACACCGCTGAAATCGCCGTCGAGTGCAACAACGACGTTGGCGGAACGACCAACAACCAATTGTTGCGTGTGATCGAATACCCGAATATGTTCCGGTGGAAGCACTACGACAAGATCAAGAATTACTTCTCCGACTTCATGGGCTGGTACACCAATTCCAAGACTCGCGGTCAGATCATCACAAAGATGCGGGAGAGCATCAGCGACGGGACGATTATAATTCGCAGCGAGGCTATGATTGAGGAAATGCGGAACTTCGCTAGGGAAGAGGGAGAGCGAAGGTATGAGGGTCAGGGGACCGACGACGACCGTGTAATGTCCGGGATGATTTGTATTTTCTGCCCGCACGATATGGATTGGGGCGTGGACAAGACCGAATCGGAGGAAGAGGACGAAGAGACGATCCGGAAAAGGAAGAGAGAGGATTACATCAACACCGATTACGCGCCGGCTTTCGAGGGGTCGAGGAAGAAGAACCTTCCGCCAGGGAAAGCACAGTTGCCCAGCGAGCTTGGTTTGCCGACAGATATGACCACTTCGCAGATTCGTTCCGATGTGCCCGAAGAAGATCAGTGGAAGCTTCTTTAGAAAGGAAATCTCATGCCTGAAGTAGTGACGAGCAATTTGGAGTGCCCGGAGTGCGCGAAAAGGGGGGTTGAAGGTATTCGCCTCAAAAACGTACAGGGGCGAAACGAGTATTACTGTGATGCCGGGGGGCACAAGTTTCGGGATACCGAAGAATTGATGGCAATGAAGCCACGGATGCTGACTTTTATTCCGCCTGTCAAGAGGCCGCCAGAAGGCGCCGCAACGCTCACGATTCCGATCAACGGAGAAGCGCTGACAAAACTTCGAGAAAGGTTTGGCGTAAAGCTTGAGGGGGCTGTCGTTTCCGTGATGGGGAGTCTCTTGGAGCCTGACTCTTTTGTTGTGGATCACCGAGCGGCAAAGAAGATGGAGGACGTTTTTGGTAAGAAGCCTCGTTACTCCGATGAGTTAGCTGGGATGGTTTTCGCTTTGAACGTGGAGAAGGTTCAAGCACTATCGGACCTGAAGGACGCGCGTGCCGCGGCTGGCGGTGGTGGTCAGCAAGTTGTGATTGGTGGAATCACTTTGGCTTTTGAGCCCGAAATAGTCGCAAAGCTTGTCGAGAGGGCGACTTTCAACGGCAAGAAAGTTGTGCCGTATTTGCAGGAAACCATTCTTTATGCGTTAGAGCAGGGCTGGTTCTAAAACATGGCTTCGAATTTCCTTCCTCGAGAACTGACGCCGAATATCGCCGACGCTGGCGGAGAGCAGATCATCCACGGTACCGGCGACAAGGTTAACGATTACCGGCAACAGATTGGATATTGGTTGAGCGGCGCTTACGAGGAAGCGAAGTTCGACATGAACCAGAACGACGATATCCGCCGTGGCGGTCAGTACATTGAGTACATTACCGGAAAGCAGTGGCCGGGAGCTCGTCCTTCCTATCGCACATCTCCTGTAAACAACCGCATCTGGCGCCTCGTTTGGGAATTGGTTGCCACTCTCACCGACATCCGGCCGGTCTTTGAAATCAAAGCCACGAATCCGGATTACGACAAGCACGCCAATATGATCAACAAGGTCACGCGGGCGTGGTGGACGGAATCGAATTGCGAATCTAGCTTGGCGATGATCATCCTGTATTCGATTCTCTGTACGGGGTACGGAAAGCTTCAATGGAATCCGGAGTTGCGCGGCGGAGAAGGTGATTTTGAGATTTTGTATCTTGGTCCGACTGAGGTTTTGCCGTTAAAGCCGACGACGGATCTTCAGTCTTCGCAGATGGTGATTTTGGAGCAAGCGAAGCCGTTGAGTTGGTTCCGTAGGAAATTCCCCCTTGTTGGCTCGATGGTTAAAGCCGACATGGATCTCTCGCGTTATTCGCTTCCTTCCCAGGCGCCGGGTCACATCCCACAGGTTCTTTTTGAGGTTCTTTCTCCGCAGATGCAGCGCATGGTAGGACGTCCAGAGAAATCCTTTCAGACCGTGTTTCCAGTCGCTCGCTATCGCGAGTTTTGGTTCAAGGATTGGACTGTTAACGCGTCGAATGTGCCTGTTGTGATGGGCGATCCGACAACGAATTGGTCTTACATAGCGCAGCCGAATGAACTTCTTTATCCTCGCGGGCGCGTGATTTGTACGGGCGGAGAAAAGAATTACGTCGTTTACGACGGTCCAAACCCTTATTGGCACGGGATGTATCCGTTCGAAGCCCTTCGTTTGAATGCGGTGCCGTGGCAATTCTTGGGAGTGTCCGAACTTCGGCCGCTGATTCCGTTGCAGGACATCATCAACAACACTTTGGCTGGCATCTTGGACATGATCAAGAAGGCCGTGAACCCAGGATTCTTGGCGCCGAAGAACGCTTTTAGCGATGCGCACTTGAACAGCATCGACTGGTCGATGCCTGGCGCGAAAGGCGTTTATAGCGCGCTTTCACCGCACCAGCCGCAGTTTGTTCCCCAGCCTCAGTTGCCATCGTTCGTCCTGCAAGTTTTGCTTATGGCTGCGCGGGAAATGGATCAATCTTCCGGCATTGCGGCCGTCGACGAAGCGGTAAGAAAGAATCAGGTTCCGAGCGGAGACACGCTCGACCAAATTAAAGATTCGAAGCAAACCCCGTTGCGGCTGAAGGGAAAGAATATCGAGGGGTTTTTGCGCACCCTTGGACAGCAAACGATCTCCAACGTTTTCCAGTTTTACAGCATGAAGCGCAGAATGTTCATGGTCGGTAAAGAAGCGCTCACGTTCGAAGATTTCGATTGGAATCCAGGAAGTGTTATCCCTCAAGGTACGAAACCAGAAGAGTTCGCGCGCCGATTTGTGTTCCTGATTCAGAGCGGCTCGCTGCTAAACATCAATCGCGTGGAGCGCGCGGCCACATTGCAGCGTTTGCGCATGATGAAGGACATCGATCGCCGCACGTTGATCGAGGGGTTGGATATGGGCATTAACATCCCTGAAGTCGAGATGCGGCTGAAGAAAGAAGCGATGGACCAGGCTGACACGGCAGCAAAGCAGCGTACGATCTTAATGGCTGCACAAGCGATGCTTCAGCAGCAGCAAAATCCTTTCGCGCAGATGATTGTTAAATTGCTGTCGAGCGACCAGAATCCACCGGAAGGAACGGCGCAATTGACCAATGCCTAGCATAAAGCCGATGCCGGCGAAATTGTCTTTGGATGGAGTTGATATCGAACTTCCGCGCGAGGCTTTTGAGTGCGCGTTTTTCTTGATTGGTGATACTCAAGGCACAAAAAAGTCTGGATCTTTGACGATTCATTTCCGCGACGGGGTTCCTGTTGGCGTCGACTCGGTTACAAAAAAGGTCTATAAGTGATTTTAGTTGTTGACGTTTAATCTGTACGTTCTGCAAGATGAACGCGACCTGGTAATTTGAGCTCGGATTGAAGTCCCGAAAGGGCCGACTTCAATGGCTCGCTAACAGAAGATTGTTGGCGGGCTTTTTTTATTTGGAGACGACATGGCTGAAAGGCACAAAGATTTTAAGCCTGTCAAACGGCCGGGGGCGCTTACCAAGAAAGCCAATCGTGCTGGCGAGAGTAATCAAGAATTTGCCAGTAAGCATTACAACGATAGTGGGCTTACTGGTGAGCAAGCGCGCTTCGCGAAGATTGCCAAGACCTGGCGCCACAAGGGTCGGGAATCAAAGCGAGGCGGTGGTCGCTGAATGCCGCTAACGCCGGGAAATTCGAGAGCAGCCGTCAGTAGCAATATTTCGCAACTTGTAAAAGAGGGAAGACCACAAAAGCAAGCTGTGGCGATTTCTCTTAGCAACGCGCGCAGGAAAGGCCGTTCGAGGTCCGGACGGAAAACTTCTGGGAGGTAATTGAAATGGCACACGAAGAAGAGAAGCGCGAAGAGAAGAAAGAGCACAAGCGCGAAGAGAAGAAAGAGCACAAGCGCCACGGCAAGCGTGAGCGCTCTCTTCACCGCGGCGAGAAGGGTCGTAAGGAAAGCCGCTAACTCTGTGCGTTTTGGCTTTTAGGATCCCAGTTTTTGGAGGTAACAAATGGCTACAAAGAAAACACCGATGAGCAAGGAATACGAAGGCCACGGCGAAGATAGCAAGGTGGTTTTCGGCGTTTCGAAGGGCGAGTACATACAGGTTGGAACCGTTGCCCCGCTTACTACCGATAACGGCACGAGCGTGAATACGAAGACGCCGCGGGAAGATCACGGCGCCGGTGAGAAAATCTAACCGTCCATATCTGGACGTTTGAGGGTCAATGGCAAGTCCAGCTTCACCGATGGTTGGCGGTCCACCGCCACAACCGCCGAGCGTTACCGGTCAGCAAGGCGCTCCCTTGGCAAGTGTCGCTCAGGGGATTGCCGCGCGCGCCGCACAGGGCGGTGGTGGTACGCCGGGCGTGGACGACCAGAGCAAGAACGCGATCGACAAGAGCTATGCAGCCCATCCTAAAGGCGCCTTCCTGGCGCAGACCGAAATCTTGAGAAAATCGCTCGAGCAAATCGGCAAGACCGAAGAGGCTTTTGCCCCATTTGCGCAGCGCATGATCGAGATTATGCGGATGGGCGTCGATCAGGTCGCGAAGAGTAATCCCGATGCAGGGCCGCCTGCAGGCGCCGGCCAAACGGCCGGTGGGCCAGTGGCGACCAAGCCTCCGGATGGAAGTCAGGTGGGTGCTACGGCGCCCGGTTTCCCTGGGTAGTAACTCCATGAAGGTGAGGCGCAGCCCCAGCACTTCGGGGAAGCCAACCGCAGCCTGGAGAAAGGACAAGTAAATGCCAGATGCTTTTGACGAATTGATTGCGACGATCACGGACGAGGGAGACAGGAATTCCCTGCTCGCCATGTCCACGCGGCACAAGATTCTTCGAGAGGGATACCTTCGCCAGTCCGATTACGATCGGATGATGAACGAGGCCAAAAAAGCTAACGATAAATTGAAGGCCGATTACGACGCGAAGGTTAAGGCGGCTGATGACAAAACCAAAGAGGCCACTGAGCTAGTGGACAAGAACAAGAAGTGGTGGGCAGAAACGGAACCGATTTTCACAAAGGCAAAAACCACTCAAGCGGAGCGGGACAGTCTCTTCGAAGAAAAGAAGAAGCTCGAAGCCAAAATTACCGAATTGTCCGCGGCTGCGGCTAGCGGCAAGGGGAGCGAGGGTAGCGTCGTGGACCAGGCCGAACTTGCAAAAGCGGTGGAAGAGCGCGTGAAGGGCATGGGGTTCGTGTCCGAATCGAAGCTGATGGAAATCGTTTTGCAGGAAGCTGGCAAACAGCGCGACACCTTCCTTAAGGAAACCCTTCCGGCCACGATGGAATACATTTTCAGCGTGAACGATATCGCAATGCGGCACCGCGAGGAGTTCCACGAGCCGTTCGATCGCGTGGCTTATTTGAAGTTCATTCACGAGAACCAGCTTGGCAATTTGCTCCCGGACAAGGCTTACGACCAGTACATCTCCGAAAAGCGCGGGAAGAACAACGAAGCCAAGATGCGCGAGGAGATCGAGAAAGACATCCGTACCAAGATGTCGATCCCCGGAACCGGAACCGTTACCGGGCCGCCGACTGGTTCGATCCCGGAAGAAGGCAGCGCGCTTGTCGAGTACATCAAGGCCACCGCTGCGAAGGACGACGGCGGAACGATGTCCGGAGCGATGGCAGCCGCGGCCGAGTTGAGGAAAGAAGGCAAGGCCGCATAACAAGTTTCGGCTTTACCGGAAGGGGAAACCCGCAGTCGGTAAGAGCCAGTGGATGTGAAGACTGAAGGGAAGCCGAGTGGCGCAGCCTGAAGGTCTGGGGTTGTTGAATTAAATTCAGCGGAGGAACGAGAAAATGGCCCTTACGTACGATGACATCACCTCTAAAACAAACAAGTTCATCGTTCCGCGCCTAGTTGACAACGTTTACAAGTCTTCCCCAATCTTCACTAGGCTGCGCACGAAGAACGCAGAAAAGTTCGAGGGTGGCACGACGATTCGGCACCCGATCATGTATGCCGCGTTGAAGGGCGGTCCCTTCACTCGCGGTGCAACGTTTGACATCACGTACGTGCAGACGGACACCGCACTCGAGGTGAACGTCAAGTACTACTACGTGAACATCACTCTCTACGGCACGGATAACGTGCTCAACCGCGGCCCCGAGGCCGCAATGTCGTACGTCGAATCCAAGATGGTGAACGCTGCCGGCCGGATGGCGCAATTGCTCGGCACCGATCTCTTCTTGGACGGCCAGGGCACGCTTAGTCCAACGATTTCGTTGGACGGCTTGACCGCGGCCGTGGACGACGGAACGAACTACGCCACCTACGGTGGCATCACCCGGACGGACATCGCCACGGGCGACAACGTGGGAATCAACGGCTATTACGCAAGCGTTCCAACGCTTTCGTTGGCGGCCGTGCAAACGGCGTTCGGCGCAACCTGGTTCGGAAACGAACGCACGGACTTGATGCCGACCGACCAAAACACCTGGAACATTCTGTGGAACAAGATCCAGCCGCAACAGCGGTTCAACGAGACGTCTTCGGACGTCGCGAAGATCGGCTTCCAGTCGTTGCAGTACAACGGCGCGCAGGTCGTGGTTGACCAGTACGCCCCGGCTGGCGTGCTCTGGTTCTTGAACACGAAGTACATCCAGTTCTGGATCTCCACCATGCGGAAATACCAATTCGGTTTCACCGGATGGAAAGAGGCCCAGAACACAGACGACGTTGCCGGTCAGTACATGTTCGGCGGCAACTTGCTCGTGGTAGCGCCACGTTTGATGGGGCGCATCGCGGGCATCACCGGCTAAGGGGGAGGAACTCACATGGCCTTCGCGATACCAAGCGATTACGCAACATCAGTACAAACCGCCGAAGTGTACACGGGCGCTTTCTCGACCGTGAACGACGCCTACATCGCTTCTCCGGGCTTGTCCCAGGGAGCGATTGGGCTTACCAACGGCGCGCGCAACCCTCTTGGCCGAACGGTGTACTCAACCGATTTGACAACCGGACGTCGTTTCAAAAACAAGTACGTCCGGTTGAATTCGACCACCACGGCAACTCTCATCGTCGGTCCTGTGTATTACAAGGACGAAACGTTTGAAGTTGTCACCATCCAATCCAGCGAATCGCAGTTCGGAGTCAACGGCATCGCCGGCATCTTGTTGAACGTCAACGCCACAAACGGGAATTACGTTTACATTCTCACGAACGGAATTCTCGCGGGCGTGGCGGTTCCGGCTTCAACAGCGGCAGGTGACTGCTTGATCGGTGCAGCCGGCGCGCAGGCACTTGCCCGCGTGGCGGCAAACACCGCTCCGACCAACCGGAAGTGCGCTTGGGCGCTCACTGCGGTTGCAAGCGGCGTTTCGGATATCTACGTCGAAGTCGACGACCTCGGCTAAAAGGGGAGGACAGCATGGCGATCGGAATAACTCTAATAGCCGATGGAAACGATGTTTGGGGAAGGACCAGGATTCAGCAATTCCTGGCGGCTCTCGACACTTCGTATCCGACTGGCGGGTATCCAATCACGCCCGCGCAACTTGCGTTGCGAACCATCTTGGGCATTATCGTTCGTGCGGTGAATACCGGATTCGTGACTAATTCGGCGACGTTTGCCGGGTTAATTCCGGTCTGGAATACCACCACCGGGAAGCTGCAACTTATTGTGGCTTCAACCGGCGCGGAGTTGGCTAACGCCTCGAACGTAAGCGCAACAGTTCTTACCTTGGAAGCTGCCGGTCCTGGGTAAAGAAAAGATCTTTCGGGGCGCACGCAACGGCCCGGAAGTAGAGACACCGGATTTGGCGGACCATCTGCACTGCCCGCAGATGGTCCGCTGTAATCCTGGAGGTTCCCATGGGCGGTTTTGACCCTTCTGCTGGTCTTGATCCATCGGCGCTTGCAAGCAGCATTTCCGGATCTCCGTCCGGAGCTATGGGCGGTGATTCTGCGGCCGTTAGTTCCGGCCGGAACGCTCAGATGACCGATCGAATGCTCCCGAGGATGCCGGGCGCGCGCGCTCGAGCTCCGAAGGGACCGTCTTCAAAGCCTCGATCGAAAAATCCTGGGGCTTCCATGCGTGGAGCGATCAAGAGGATCGGTAAGCCGCGGCGCCGTACAGGAATCCGCTTGTCGGGCGGCGGTGGTCGTAGGCCAAAGTTTTGAGGCTGGAATGTCCAATGGTGTCTTCAGAATTCCGCAACGCGGTCCCACGCGCCTGAAAGGGCGTTTTGCTATTTCCTTCCAAACGTCCAGATATGGACGAATCGTAAAGCAGGTTTCATGCCGGTAACTGTCTTAACTTCGCCGAATACTCAGGCGCCGAGCACGCAGCTTAATGCTGCGCAGATGTGGGGCGAGGTGCTTCAGTGGAATCCGGACGCGCCGATAATGATGGCGAAGCGCTGGATCCAGAACAGCTATCGCAAAATCATCGATTTCCGTTTGTGGTCTGGGCTGGTTTACAAGGGCCAGGTAATTGTGCCGGCGTCTTACACGACCGGGACGGTGACGGTAGTTACTGGTTCGAATTCGGTGCAGGGAGTTGGAACGGCCTTCACTTCGTCGATGGTGGGCGAGCAGTTCCGCGTGGGATTTACGAACCCGATTTACACGATCAATCAAGTCAATGTGGGCTCTCAGGTTCTCACATTGGATTTGCCGTACGGGGGAACGTCGATCGCTCAAACCGGCTATCAGATTTTCCAGAACTTGGTGAACTTCGGACCGAATCTGAAATATCTTTTTCAGTGCGTGAATCAGAAACAGGGCTACGCAATGCAGTTGAATGTGCCGCAGAACGTTTTGAATATCCGAGATACATGGAGGACGGCGACCGGTTGGACATATCTAGTTTCTGATCGCGAGATGTCGCCAGCCGGCATTCCGCAAAAAGAACTCTATCCGATTCCAACGTTCGCGCAGTCGTTTCCGTTTTTGGCGTACGCGCAGCCGCCAGATTTGAATGGCCCGGAAGATTTTCCGTATCCGTTTATCCGCTCGGATGTGATTGTGCTTGGCGCCATTGCTGACGCGCTCGTGTTCCGCGGGAAAAACTCGAAGTATTACGACCCGCAGACTTCGATGATGAAACGGAACGAGCAAGCGCTCGAGATGCAGATGATGGGCGTAAGAGACAACGAACAGATCCAGAAAGATTTGATTTGGGAATTCGATCGCTGGCCGCTTTACCAGATGGGCGCAGATTTTTTTCAAACTCACGACGCGGAGTGATTTTATGGCACACGGTAAGAAAGAAACGCCGGCCGACGAAATGCGCGAGCAGCGCCAAGGAAAGCACGGGAGGGGAATCCTTCTTCTCGTCATCCATCACGGCGGCGGGCGCAAGGACGCTGGCAAGCGCATGAAGGCGCCGCGCGGCGGGAGGCGGTAATGCCGGGCGGCGGCACAGGGCTCGTAAGCGGGAACATCAATATGTCCGCTGATGTGGCGCCGTCGCACGGCGGCAATTTCAATTTCCCGTCCATGAAGAAGGGCGGACGAATCAAGAAGACCGGGGTGTATCGCTTGCATCGCGGCGAACGGGTCGTGCCGGCGCGTAAAGCTGGTCGGAGGAAGTAATGGGCGCAACGAATCCAAATCAGGCTCAATTGGAAGAGATGGCCATCGGCAATGCGATGGGCTCTTTCAAGCGTGGTGGCAAGGTGAAGAAGACCGGCCGGTATCTCGTCCATAAGGGTGAACGGGTGGAGAAGGGTCGTAAGAAGGAACGGTCTGATAGGAGGAAATAATCATGCGCATCATGGCTGCTGGTGGTGGTCTTGGTGGTCCCGGTAGTTCTAAGGGTGGTCCGGTAAAAAAGACGCGTCCCGCAAAGAAAGACCGTGGCGGTCGGAGGAAATAATGGAAATCCCAACTGCGGCAACAACGGATGATGCAGCGCTTTCATCGGGGATGAAAGACAAGGCGCGCTCGGCGGGGATTAAGGCCGGGCTGGCGTCGGCTGGAAAGACTCTTTCTTCCGAGATGAACAAACGGCCTTCCAGTGCTCCTCGATCGGGCGGTTCTTCCGGTGGTGGGGGCGGCCCGGTTTCTGGCCCGGTGGGACGTCCGATGCCGGCAATGCCAGCGATTGGATCGTTCAAGAAGGGCGGTCGCGTCAAGAAGACTGGTAATTATCGCGTCCACAAGGGTGAAAGAGTCGAGAAGGGGCGCAAGGGCGAACGTAAGAGCGAGCGCAAGGGTGGACGGCGGTGAGGCGTACCGGGTTCCCCGGCCTCTCCTCCGCGAAGCTCAATACGCCAACGCGCGAAGGGATCGGCAAGGGGAAGTTGGCTACTGAGGCTGCTGGAACGCGCACGGAAGCTAGGAAGCCGATGGGATCGTTTAAGCACGGTGGCCGGGTGAAGAAGACGGGGCCTTACAAATTGCATCGCGGCGAGCGAGTCGAAAGGAAAGAACATGGAAGGGACGGCGGACGGTCTAGGCGTTGATTGTGCTGGTTGCGGCAAGCGAGTGCGGCATTATTTCGTGATCGTCGGGAAAGGCGATTTTTGTTCTGCGTGCGCGCCGGTTGCCAGATACCAGGGCAAATCAACTTTTCCGTTTACGACCACGAATATCAACGGGAAGTCGATTGAGGTTCAATCGCTAAAACATCTTCGGAGTTTGGAGAAAGAACACGGTGTCCAATCTTTCGCTTACAACATGGACAATCCGGAAGCGCCGAGACACAACCGAGAGGTAAGGGAGGTACGGAAATGAAACCCAAGGGCACACATTTGGATTTGTTGGGATCTCCGGAGAGTCTTTTAGACGACAAGTCTCCGATGAACGACATCCCGGCCGGCGCGCAGATGGGCGAGGACGATTGCCGCCATCACATTCGCCGGAAGAACTTTTTGAACGAGGGAGAGGAGGTTACAAACTCTCTCGGGCTGCGCGCGTCGGTGTCTACCGATTGCGGGCAGACGAAGACGGAGCCGGATGAGAACGGGGCGTACGGCGGTTTTATGACGCATTCGCACACGAAGGGTGAGTAAGGGAGGAAGATATGGCGCAGCGCGCGACTCGCTATTATGCAATTGCGGCCGGTGGATCGCCGCAGCCAGTTTTTGGGACGAAACTGACGGCCGCGGCTGCGGCTTCTAAAAACCCTGTCACTCTCGTGGTGGCTGACAGTTCGCCGTTTTTTGTGAACGAGTTCGCGGTTCTTGAACCCTTGGCTTCTTTCCCAGAACGTCAAAGGGTAACTGCAATTCCAGATTCCACGCACGTCACGGTCGCGGGACTTCAGTTTGCTCACGCGAGCGGTGTTTACGTTGCGCTCGGCGCGCAGTTGAGCAGTCTCTACATTCAAGCCAAAGACGGAAATGTTGGGGCGCTTTATATTGGAAACAATCCAAATTTGAAGAAGGATACTGGATCACCGGCCGGGCAGTCTTTGATTGTGAAACTTCAAGTTGTTGGAGCCGGTGGCCAGCCGTTCGATTTCAATTCCACGACGTCGGGAATCACGGATGCTGGGTCGGCGTCCGAGTGGTGGATCGACGGAACGACCGGCGATCTTTATCTTCCTTCTTTCACGCAGGTATAACGATGAAAAAGATCATCGGATTTTTGATTCTGGTCCTCGCTTCTTGCTCGTCCATATATGGACAAACAAGCGGCGGGGGAGGGGGCGGCCAAGTTGGCGGCGGCAATGTCACGGTGCAAGGAACCGTGACACCGAACGATTGCGCGAAGTTCGTTTCGCCAAACGTCATTACGGACACTGGGGCGACCTGTAGCGGAGGCGGCGGGGGCAGCGTCACCGTCGTTACTGGCACCACGAACCAAATAGACGTAGCGACTGGAACGACGACGCCGGTTGTGTCGCTTGACCCGAACATCATCGGCAATTTTACAAACTACACTTCTTCGGGAATGTCTTTCCCTGCCGTCACGGTGACACCGACAGGAGGCACGCAAGGTTCGGTCAGTTGTACGAGCAATTGCTATATCTATTACGTGGTCGCAACGGATTCTCAAGGGTTGACTCGCACTGTGTCAGGCTCAACCAGCGCGGGACCGACGACTCTCAGCGGTGCCGCTTACAACACCGTCACCGTGGCGGCGTTCACTGGGGCGGACTCGCCCGTAGGGACTTGCACGGTTTACAGGTCACTAGGCCAAAATCCCCCAACGATTCAGGGCAGCATCGGTACAATCGCATCCTGCGCTGCTGGTGGAACCCTTGTAGACACTGGTTTGACAGCCACCGCTGGCAGTCCTCCGAGTGATTCAAGCGGCGTACTGACTGCGATAGGAGCAATCAACCCTTCGTCGA